TTATTTACGTTGAGTTACCACTTGAATGAACGGAGTTTGTCCTTTTTTCATCTGTTCATTCGCTTGTTTAACCATCTCTTCTACATTGGTATGTAAATGAGCGGTAACTTTGGTGTTTGCTTTTTTCTCTGGAACCAAGCGTGCTTTCACTGTCTTACCGTTTACAACAAGGTTATTTTGTTTTGCATTCACATTAACTGGTGTGTTTGTCGTTTCACGTTTAATGTCTGCGTTTAACTTCACATCAGCTTTCACACCTGCAATAGAACCGTTATTCCAGTCTTGAGCTAGATTGTTGTTCCATTTTTGTTCTGGGTAAGGAGTATATTTACCGCTGCCACTTGCTAAAACCGCACGACATAACCGCAACCCCAAAAGCGAGATAATTTCTTATTCTCGCTTTTTCATTTAATGAAATAATATTACACTTTTGCCCACCCCAGCCGTCCACACCTCCCCAGTCTAAATACACCGCACTCAGTTGTTTTTACTCAAACTAAACTTGCCATGCAGGGCTAACAGAGTAATCCTGTCGTCACTTAAGCAAAACAGGAGAGCCTAAAATGACAACCTTCAAAATGAGAACTGAGCAAGAAATGATGTTAGAGTTAGCCTTAGTTGCGGTAAGAGAAGAACAACGTTTTACCATTGACGGATCGCAATATACCTGACCAAACGGACGGGGACAAACCTTTGTGTATAACCTTGCATTCTTAGATATTCGTTTTATTGAAGATGGTCGCAAAGATAGCGTTGTACAATTTACATCAACCCTTGCCCCATCAGCACCGCCGTTTTATTGTTTATTATCTGAATTAGATTAAATTTAAACGCCCTTTAAACTAATTTTAAAGGGCGTTATTTTTAGAACTTATACACCATATTATCTTCATACTTGCCTGAATAGCTCGTCGAAGTATTTACAACAATACGCTCGTAGTCTTGGAACGCCTGCCAGTTATCCCATTTATCTTCAATCATAGCGTCCACATAACGCACAAACTCGCTTTTGGTTGAACTGAAGAACACAAAAGGCGGTCTGGTTAGATGAATTAACCGCAAGAAATCCACTAAATCAAAATAAGTTGCCTGTTTGTAACTTGCCTGATGAGTGCAAAGATATGGTGGGTCTAACACAAACAACGCTTTCGGGTCATTTTGATATTTTGGCAGTAACGTGTAAAAACTTTCGCTAACCACTTCAATATCGTCTAAATATCCGTCCGCACTTGAGTAATCCGATTGGCGAATGCAATGCCAAAAATCTTCTTTGAACAGCTCGTCTAGTGTTGCAACTTGCTGACCACTGAAACATAACCACGAACATAAGATATGTTCATTGATATAGCCGTCAAAGTTTTTAATTACCTCAATGATTTGGGCTTTTACGTCATTCGGTACTTTCTTCCGTTTTTCACAAGCAGCAAGCAATGGATAAATAAGTCGGCGTAAGCGGTTAATATCATCAATATGTGCCAATCGCTCTGCGTAACCATCGAAGTCGTTATAAATAACCGTTGCTTTGGGTTTTAACCGCTTGGTTACGTGGCTAAGCAAACCACTGCCTCCAAACACATCTACAATCGTCCAGCCTTCGCCATCATTTGGGATATTCTCAAGTAGTTTCCCAAAATGCTGTAAAAACATTCTTTTTTGCCCAATAAATGGTAGCGGAGCCTGTTTAAAGTAGGCTACACTTTTGCTTGCTTGCTTGCTTGCTTGCTTGCTTGCTTGCTTGCTTGCTTGCCGGTATTTTGCTCTTTTTCCATTATCGCAACATCTCCTTTTTATTTAAAATCACAGCCAACTGATTCGGACTAAATCGCCAGCCCTGTTCGCTATTAAAAATCGCATTAAAACACCATTCAGAGCAAAAGAACCGTTCTCCACGTTGCTTAAATCCAAGCACTACACCCAATGCTCCCCAAAGGTCATACTTTTTACCTTTGGTTATTTCAAAGTAAAATCTAATTTGAGCCTCTGTCACATTTGGTAGCTCAACCAAATCCCACTTAGAGCGGTCAGATACGTTGATAATTTTACAACGCACACCACCATCACGGAGGCTTGAGCTATAACACTCAAACCACTCTTCTTGGTGATAATGGTCGTAAATTCGACTTCTATGTATCGCAATTTCACAATGCGAGTATTGCCCTTTGGTTGCCTTTCTAATCAACCAATCTTCAAGCCGCTCACGCCAGTTTTTGGCATTGCCTTTGTAGAGTGCAAGGTAGATTTTATTCATTTGCAGCTCCTGCAAATTCCCCATAAGTCTGCGTCCACCCACTCGAATAATCATATTCAAGCGGATTTTCAGATTGTTCCACCATCGCCTTATGCTTCAAGGCATTAGCGTGATTGTTCGTTTTGGCTTCCATTAACACCTGCCAAATGACTAACAATTTTTCTTTATTAATCATCGCCACCGAATTATCGGCGAACGTCCACGGAATTTCTTGGTCGCCGAATAAATCAAACGTCGCTTTGACAGACAAGATATTGCGTTCAGCGGTGGCATCGGTATCAATCCACTTGTCAATCGCTGGCACATAAACACCGCCGTTGATTTTCTTATCTCGCAGGGTGTTGATGGCGTCACGAATTTTCTGGCGTTGTTCTTCAATAGGTATCGGCGGTGGCTCACTTAAAATCGGGTTCCCTTCATCATCGGCAATGATTAGCTTACCTTGAGCTTGCCCTTCAAGTAACAAGCGGTAGGTTTCTGCCGAAATTTCACAAGCGCCCTCAGGCACAAAACCGCCGTGGTCGTTGTTATAAAAACCGTCTTTATAAAAAATTGCCATTGTATTCTCCTATTTCCAGCGACCAACACCTAAAAATTGCACTCGACAGTCACCTTGATTCTCACTGTTGTGTTCATATAATTTATAATAACAAACAGCATTGGTGCTTTTTCTCATAATAGCACTACCAACATCGCTGTTTATACCATTGGTATGCTCCACTTTAGGTATCACCATAGGTTTATCAGCAAAAGCGACAGCCCAAGTAAATTGCTTTTCTTCCCATTCTTTCAAATCATTTACATCATAAAAATAGGTTTGAATCATCATCCCATCAGGGTATTTACGAATTTCGAAGTTGCCGATTTTTTGATAGATAAAATCACTGAGATTGGCCAGCTCAATGGTATTCCCCCAAGCATTAAGATTATTTGCAGTTTGGAAGCGTATTCTATCGCCCGAAATACCAATACGATTGCAAGCAAATACTCCTGAGTTATCTGGCCAGCCTTTGTTAATCATCATCCAGCCATCGCCCGCACCATTCAAGTGAGATTTTTTAGATAGCCCCACGAAAGCTCCAAGCGGTAACTGCGCAGGCGTAGCATCTTGGAAAGATATTTGCCCATTAGCAATAGAACGCAAATCAATCTGTCGAACGGGAAGCAAATTTCCTTCGTCAAACACGAGGTGATTGCCTCGATAGATAGGTTTGTTCGATTCAACTCTGTCGGACTTGAGGTGTATACCTGTGTTATACTGGTAGGATACCAGTGCAACATCGTTATCATTATTTCTGACTCGTCCAACAAACCAGTCATCAACGCCGTTGTTCTTTCCTCTGAGATACGAATTCGCGTGGTTAATATTCAATGGACCAGTCATTGTGTCCCCAGCTTTGGCAACATAGTTTTGACGGGCACTATTAAGCGCTTCTTCGGTTAAATCTTCGGGCGCTGGAGCCCAAGTCATAGCTCTATTGCCTTCGACAAGCATAGGATTTTGTAATTCTACAAGTCCTTCACCTGGATTAATGAATGAAATGTTTCTTATCGCACTGACGAAGGTAATCGATATTTTTTGCCATATGCCTGGAGTCAAATTTCTTGCATGAAAATTAACCCAGCTCTTCCCATTGTACAGATGGAGATAAAACGCAGTTCTTTCGGGTTTGACCTCAGCACTAAATGTATATTGCTTCTCAGGCAAATCAAAAGTTTGTCTCCAGCACCATTGTCTCGATGTATCTAAACTTTTTAAAACTGCGATTCCATTTCTAACATCTCTTCCACCAATTACATTCCAGTGGGTAGTGTCGTTTAATAGACGAGAATTTTTAATTAAATTCCGCCCCCCAATCTCAATCCTATCAATCTCATCTTTTAAGATTTTTCCCTGTGCTGCCGTCAACGCCTTTGTAGCATCATTGGTGGTTAAGTTATTGGCGAGTTGCACCAAGCCCTTTTGGGTTGGGCTGGCATTAAGGTTTCCAATATAAAACTTAATAGCGTCTGCAACTTGATTACTTCTTCCTGCAATAGGTTGCATATTTGCCAAAAGTAATACGTTCTTAAATTCTTCAAAGTGATCTTGAATACGTTCTTGGACCTCGTTTAGCCATTTAGCTGTTACAATAGTCCCCAATGTTCCTGTTGCAGGGTTACCATCAATAAATTTGCCTGTATTGGATTCAATATTTGGAAGTTTTGTTTTCATTTCTTAATACCTTTAAATGTATGCGAAATAGCAATAGGTGTGAGCAGGTTTTAAATCTGTAAAAAATTCTTCAAGAATACGATCGCCAAAATCTGTTAATCGCTCTCCTGCCACAGATTGCCCAGCCCGAAAACGAGTAATATTGTTATCACCATTTGTTATAGTAACCCGCCACATATACCCCAAATGTTCTCTCGGGGAATTTTGAATCGGAATATCGCCTGCATCGGGTAAATCGTTTTGCAAATGAGAAAACTCTTTAATTTCAATGGTATAGCCAATAGACTTCGCTAACTGTATAAAATAAGGGATAGAAAGTCCCCCAACCGCATTTAATGTCAGAATGACTTTATTGACTCTACTCGAATACGATTTAGAAAGATCAGTACTTATCCCACAAACCCTTTCCCAATCTGCCAACATCTCACGAGATGTATCTGGGGTAACTGCATTGAGCATTCTTTCTGCACTTTGTTGTAACAGGTCAAAACATCGTCCATCAACCTCACATTGAGCAACAAACTGCTCACCATTAATATCATAGGAAACTGGAGGATAAAGCGTTTTTAGAACATTTGCGTGTAAGCTCATTGCATTAACTCCACTGTAACTCGCCCTAACCTAAACCATTCAACATTTGGCACAGTATTCGCTTGTAAATTAGAGCTTGGCGAAATAATTCGACGATCAACAACCCCAATCAAGTCACTCACAATCGCTTCACACTGCGATACAATCAAGCTATCTGCAGGGCTTAATTGATTAAAATAATTACCTAATGCGGACTCAATTTCTGCTTTAATGGTGACTAAATCCACACCACTCAATTTCACTTTGATATTAAAGTCCGTTCGTCTAGCTGTTGGTTTAATAACTTTTGACTCTCTAGCCGTAACAGGGCGAACTTCATCAATATAGGCTTGTGTACGAGCAACGGTTTCATCACTTGGCAAATCATTATTACTGATGATTGCAATATCAACGGTTCCTAATCCTCGTCGCAAAGGATAGACAAATGCAGCTTCAACCCCATCAACATTTAACGCCCATTCCTTATAGTCGTATTTATTCCCACCAGCAGACGGTCGTCTGATGCGATTAAGCAAACGTTCTAACAATGAGCTATCACTTTCTTCATCTGTTCCGCCCACAATCTCACGCAATACACAAGCCGTCTGTACCCCAACAGGGGCAGACATAAAATTCGCATTAACAGGTTGAATAATATTTTGACCTGCTCCAGTTGAAAGTGCTTTGACTTTAACCACTACAGAGGATTGAGTAATCTGAGCAGGTTCAATCACTTCATAAAACCGACCGTCCGAAGCCATTATCTGTTTACCAGCTTCAATTACAGCTCCAGTATTACCAAAAACTTCAGCACCAAATCCGCTGGCATAAGTTGCTTGTCGGCGATAAATACCACGCAAAGCAGCGTGTTTCTCTAAAAATTCTGTATCAGCAGTATCAGGAAAGAACTGCTTAATTACCCATTTTTGATGAGCATAAAGCCCCTCTGCGGTAGCTGCCAAACTACTTGCACGAGCATAGTTGTCAGAATCAACCGAAACATCAGCGTGTGGGTTAAGAGATACCACATCTCTTAAAATCGCTTGGCGGATTTCATCTAAAGTTGGTGTAATAAACATTTAAACCCCGTTTAAATTAGTTTTACGTTATGCTCAAACTTAAAAGTATCACCACGATTATCAATAACCTCAATTTCTAACAAAATTGAACCATCTCGTACTTGATGATGCGTTACCGTGATTGATTTTGCTCGCTTGTCGTCTAATAAGGGTTGTAATGCCTCTTCAGCGTACTGTTGAGCCAATAAACCAACACGACTTAAATCTTTCTCACGTTTAATAAGATGGAGCAGAGAGCCTACACGCCCATCTACCCACCACGAGCCTAAAGGAGTGGTTAATCTGATATACACCGCATTTTGTAGTGTATTTATGTTCTTACTTGTATAGTCCCGAGTAAGCGGGCTGATCTCTCTGTCCATATTGGCAGGATACAGAGAGCAAGAAGAGAAATGATGAGGAAGCACTTCCACATAAGCGGTCTGTTTTTGCAAAATTTTCACAAAAACGACCGCTTATATAAATTACGCAGTAGGTTGCCCTCTGCCGTCGTTTTGATGAGTGTGGGTTTTAAGGGATATGCTACCTGCAGTTACATCACCATCAGTACTAAAACTACCATCTGTCTGCGTAACATCACCGCTAAAGCTCGCTCCATTACCGCCTTGCACCGTCATACCACCATTGCCATTAATTTGTCCTTGAGCGGTAAAGACCTGATTTGTTTCTAATTTAGGTGTTTTAAAACTCGCCCCACTTGTTGCGTCCACTTCGTAGCTTTTACATTTAACCTTAAAAACATCACAATCCACTTCAATTAATCTGCCGTTTTTTAAAATAATCGTTGAGCCACTGGCATCATAAATTGCCGTTTCGCCATTTTTTAAGCCTTTTACCCGAAAAGAGCCATTTTCCGTCGCAATAATAATGCCGTGTGTGGTTTTCCCACCAAGCGGAATAACAACCGCTTGAGTGCCTGCTGGCGGAACGGAAGTCAATCCAAAATGTTGCATCAACTCAACATCTTGCAATGTTTCGTCTGCCAAGCCAGATACCTGTGAAAGTTGAATTTGAGGGGAGCTTTTCACTAAATTTAACACCCCCCTAAAAGCAGAACGTACCGAATTTTGAGCATTGTTAATACGTTGTTTTGCCTGTTGTGCTAACTTTCTCATTGTCCTAACTCCCACGAGCCGACCAGCTCTTTTTCCGCTTTCCGTCCTTTCCCTTTTCTCCCCTTACGCTTACGAGCTTGTTCAGCTTTTGCCTTATAAGCATCAGGGGTCCAAATGCCGTCTTGTTTAAAACGAAGCTCTGTTTGTGTACCGCCTACCCTAGAAAGCATAAAACACCGTCCCATTAAAAAGAAAATCGCATCTATCTCATACTCTTCACAAATAACGTGAACTCGTTGCCCAGCTTGCCATAACTGACCGCTTGCAGTTTTATGGTCGGGGACAGTTACAGTTAAATCAAAGGTTTCCAACTGCCAATCGCTAATTTGCTTTTTAGCTTGTTTTTTAAGGGCTTCCAAATTTTCGACATCACTTAACACCACCGTTTTAGGTTTATAAATCTGCAACTCAGGATTTTTATAAACCCACTTAAAATCGTGTTTTGCACTATCGCTATCACGGCCGTGCTTCTGCCCTAAAAACGTCACTTCCGAATAGCTTTGCGACACATCAAAGGTCAAACTTGCTTCATTAAAATTATTTCGACTGCTATCATTGGCTCTAACATAGAGGGTTGCTACTGGTGGGGTAGAATAATCTGCACCACCTACAATTAACGTCCCATTAGACTCAAACCAACAATGCAACCCAGCAGAATTGGCACAACGCATAATTGCTTCCCACGCTGTTTCGCTAATATCAATATCAATTTTATCCAGAGTAGGATTATTTTCTGCTCGTAACTCAACCTGTTTAATCCCCAATGGCTCTACAATTTTCTTAATCGCATCAAATACTGTTAAGCCTTTCACATTCATAATAGGAGCAGAACAATCCAATAAAATTGAAGCCCTATCTCGCCCATTAATGGCATAATAACGCCCACTCTTACTGATCTGATGTTGCGTATTATCAACAATACCTGTTAAAACTGTCTCACCATTAATTTTGACTACGGCAGTTTTACCTGCAAAATTCGGCAATACCTGCATTTCACTGGATTTGCCTAAATCAAATGAAAAGCTATCTGCAGGAATTAAAAAATCACTATCAATATTGTAGCTTTTCCAATTTTTATGTTGCTTGCCATCAATCTCAACCACAATCTCATTTTCAATCATCGCCTTACTCCGAATAACAATTTAATAAGGTGCCTGCCTCAATCCAATTTGGCTGACGGATTTGCGGATTAAGCCGTAATAACTCACTACTACGGCGATAATCCCGATAAAAATCGTGAGCAACCTGTTGTAAAGTCCCATTAAAAGCGACTTCTTTCACAATTAATGGCGGTTTCTGATTAATCGCAGTTATAGCCATTTGCATCAATTCACTCGCCATATTTCGTAAACCTTCTGCCAACACATAAGAAGCGGTATAAAGCCCATTATTAGGTTCAGCAGCGTTTTCTGCAGTCCGTTTAAGATGTTGTAATTCACGCACAAAATTAAGCGTCTTCAACATCAAAAGTCTTGTCTGTTGAGTGATATACTCAATTTCGGTTGGTGTTAAATTTTCGGCGTAGGTTTCAATAATATTAGCAGTCGTCTTAGCCAAAACGTTACAACTAATTAAATGCAATGCACAGTTTAGATTTTTCACATCATCTACCGATAAACGAGATTTTATCGCTGACCGACCATTTTTTTGCATTGCAAAAAACTGAGATGCAGAGGTAATTCGTTGATGTTGTCCTGTAACTAACAGACGCGGGATATTTAACACCTTATCAATATCACGCATTAACTCATTAAATTCCGCCTTCACTCCCAACGTAGTATTAAATTTATGTGTTTTTGATTGAGCTAAAACAACATCATAAAAAAGTTGCAACGCCTGTACACTCTGCTTTTGAAAATCTGACTTACTAACCCCGACAGGTAAAGTATTCGCATTTTGACTTAATTCAAATAAGGCATTAAGTTGCTCAAAACAGCCAAAAATCGCACTCCATTGTGATAACAATCGACTTTTAGCATTGTCAGCAAATGCTATAACCTCCATTCCTTTCGCCCACCACGCTAACATATCGCCGATAAACTTATCTACAAGATTAAGATAACGATCTATCCTCGCCAATAAACTATGCTCAAATACAAAAATCGGTTTTAATGGAGTTGCTTCCCTAAACGTCAAATCTAACGCCACATAATTCACATTTTCAGCGTCGTGACGTAAATTTGCCGATACCAAAATCATATTTGGGATCCGCCCACGAATAGGGTGAACCAACACATCAGCCCCACGTTGCTGAACCACATTAAGCAATTTTTTATAATCGGTGTAATACCCCTCACCAAAACAGACCGCTTGCAACTTAATTGTTTGGGGATTAAGCCCCATATCTTCTAAATCAGCTCCATTAACAAAGGGGTAAGCGTGTTCTGCGATGGCTTTATCAAAAGTTTCATCAACCGCAATAACATCAAATTGCACCCCTTTAAAACTTGCCTGTTGAACAGGCATTGTCCAACCACCCATCTACGCCACCCGTTTATTAAAATTAAATTGCTCATTAGACACATATTCAGCCAACACACGCCCATCGACTTCGAGGGTGATATTATTCGCCAAGGTATGCGACTGCGATGTAAGCCCAGCCTCAATTGCCATAGAAATAGACCGCCCAAAAGCCTGAAAGTCTGCTTGGTAATTTGATAAAGCCCCTGTAGTTGCTTCGACGCTTGGGCGAATTTCACCGTCAATGATAGCTTGATTGCGTTCTAAACGAGATTTCATCTCCGCTTCAGATAAAGACCCTTGCTTTACCCTTTCCTGAGCAATTTTGTTATCATTTAAACGTCCTGCAATCACATAAGCACCGTGATAATTATGCTCAGGCTTAACGCCCCCCATTGCCGCATTCCCATAAGTAAATGCCGACGGCTTACTACTATGTTGCTCTCTAAATTTTTTCTCTGCTTCCGCTCGCTTTTCTTTCTCGGCTTCTTGCCTTGCCATATAAGGCACATAACCTTCTGACGCAGCGTATAAGCCCAGTCCTACGCCAGTTAAAGAACCAAAACCTAACGCCCTTGTTGCCATTTTGCCTGCCGTTGTCGCTCCCGTTGTAACAGCCCCTGTAGTAGCTGTTGTAGCTACAGTTTTAGTCGATGTTTTAAAAATCTCCTTAGCCAAATTGCCAAATCCTTTCGGGTTGCCTTTTAACATATTTAATAAGCTAGATGCAGCTAACGCAGCACCAAAGACAAAAACCGCATCTTTTGCCCCCACTAAAAACTGAGTTAAATTAGGGTACTCATTCGCATATTTAGCCAGCTGTTCACTCAATGCTCCCAAAACATTATTTACCTGCTCAAAATTTTTCATTTCGGCAAATTCATTACTGTTTTTTAAGGCTTCCACCTTGTGAGCATTTGTATCTCTTACTACAGCGTGAGATTTTTCTATAGCATCTTGACTATTCTCAACTTCTGTATCGACCTTTTGACCTAGCTGAACATTATTCTTAATCCCAAGTAGTGCCATCAACGCCTCACGGTCTGAGATAATTTCACCAATGGCAGTCCCCTCGACAAGATCGGTTAATTCCTTAAATAATTTAGCTTGCTCTGCACCTTTAGCTGTTTTGAGTTTATTCTGCAACTCTTGATATTGCTTATCACCTCCCACAACATCGTCCATAATAGACATAAAGGCTTGTAGAGAGTCTTGCCCTTTGCCTTTGTAATGTTCCATTGATTTTGCAAAATTAATCCCTTTTTCCTTGCCTGTTTTTGGATCTTTATATTTCAAATTTTTAAAGCGATCATTGGTTTCCTTAGCGGTAATTTTGCCCAACAAATTGACTAAATTATTGCCAGCCTCATCACTAGAGCCTGCAGTCACTCGTGCTTGTTGGTTAGCAATCAGCAAACGCTTAAACCCCTCTAAACCATTTAAACCAGCCTGTTTACCTGCAGCCATTTGTTGTGGCAACCACGCAGCCATATCAGCAAGCTCGAATTGTCCTGCCTGCCCTGCTGCAACTGCCATATCTAAAACTTTGCCAATATCTTGCTCACCAATTCCCATTTGTTGCATAGATGAAATAGCAATCTTTGCAATATCGTCAGGCGTTGCTCCTGTTGCAACGGCGGCTTTTTGCAAAGTCGGTAATAAGTTCATTGCCGTATCTGCGGACATCGCCCCTGATGCCAACAATGTATCTAAGGAATTAAGAGCATCTTCTTTTGTTCCACCGCCTACGGTGACAGCTTTTTCTACCGCCTTAAATAGCTCTTCTTTTCCTGCAATTCTTCCTTGAACATCACGATCTGAATATGCTGTATTTGCTACCATTGCTAATCGTTTATCAAAATTCATTTGATTACGAGCAGGCTCTCGCATAACCATCGCCCCAGCTGCAACACCAGCCCCAACGCTCATCAAACCACGCCCAACATTTGCAGCCTTATCTCCAAAACTAGACTTACCAAGCTCCGCATTTAACTCTTTGATACGTTGTTTCGTTTGCTCAGAGGCACGACGTAACTCATTTTGAGAGGCCACGCCCGACCGCTTCAACTGCTCATAAGCTGCACGGGTTTGCCTAATTTCCTGCTGTATCGCATTTTCTGAACGAATACCTAACGTTTCTCTCGCTCTTGCAAGATCTGCAGCACTTTTTCTTGCTTCTCGGTAAGCCTGCTCAATACGTTTATTTGATGATTGCGTTGCCGTAGCGACCTTTTCTGCTGCAGTCACTTGTGCCTGACTGCTTGTTTGTGCGGCTCGCTCTGTATCTTTAAAGGCTTTCTCTGCCTCTTTGCCCACTTTAGCAATCACCTGACTTGCATTGTCTTTGGCATTGAGCTCAAGCTGCACTTTCATATCTTTAGCCATGGTAAACTCTTTTTAAATTGGATTTAAACCTATAAAAAAGGGGCTTTACGCCCCAATTTTTCCACGTCGAGTAAACACAAAACTTTCGTGTTTAACATTATTGCTAGGGCTATCTGTTGCTTGCTTAGGCTGTTTTACGCCTTCAAACTCCAAATAACTCTCAATCCAAGCCGACAACTCAATCAGCGACATTTGCCACACCTTATCAGCAGGAATTGCAAATTTCGCAAACAAAATCACCGCTTGGCGATATTGTTTAAAGGCTTCCGCTACGCCAAACCGTCCTGACGGTTGCTTAGGTTGTCTAGGTTCGCCCCATTTCCGATAGGCTTTTTTTTAAGCATCAATGTTGCCTCAAGCAGTTGCCAATAATCATCCGTAGCTAAATGCTCAAATAAAAATTGTGCATCAACGATTTCTGCAGGAATACCGTCAAAACTGACCTGCTGAGAAAGATAAGTCATATCCACTAAGATTGCCTCTTTATGGCTGGCATTTTCTTCGTCAATGCCCATTGCATCAATCATCTCAAGGGCAGTGCATTGCCCACCCATTGTAAGTAAACGCACATTTGCCTGTTTAAAAACCTTCCCTTGATACTCAAACCCTAAAAGCTCAACTTTCATTACTCAACAACCTCACGCAACGCACCTAGTTGAATATCAATTTGCGATTCATTGTCTACCGTATAGGAAGCACCCACCTCAATGGTAAAGCACCCCAAATAAGATGTCCGTTTTTCCGCATTATTTAACGGGTATTTGGTAAGTTTGGCATCTTTGATATTTTTCCAATCAATCACCGTACCATCTTTAGGTTCTACCGCAGTAATAGATAACGTGATCTCTTCAATACCTTGAGCATACCCCTTAGCTCGCCCAGCGCTATTCATTGTTTTAACGACCTTACGCCCTGTTTGAATTTTGACATCTAACTTCGTAATATCAATTTCAACCCCATCAACTTCAAGGACACAAGAACCTTCAAAGACTTCAGCCATAATCTACTCCTATAATAACAATGTGATTTTATTGCGGATAACGTGCAAGCCATTTACAACATCTGCAGGAATATCCAAGTCCAAATACGTTGGGTCTTGGGCATTACGCTCAATAACCAAACGAGATTTCCAGTTATCTACATTCTCAATAATCTCCAACTGCTCCAAACGATAAAGCACATCAAGGATTTCTGAGCGAACTTTGCGAATAACACGCTGTGTATTTTTAGCTCTAGGGAAACGTAAACGTTGACGAGTTTGAATTGCCTTACGCACATAATCTAAAGTACGAATAGTAGTTAAATCCAAATAACTTGGATCGTCTGTATTCGTCACTGATTTTGTATAAGTCGTAATAGCACGGCTAATCTGAACACGATTCACTACAACCTCAAGCGGGCTTAACCCATTAAATAAGGCTTGATTTACCTCGCTAAATAACGGTTTCTGCGAATCATCTACCAAACTTAAACCTTTAACCTCAAGCGTATTAAGAGGCTTAGCAGGGTCTTCCTCACCTGCAATCACCGCTCCATAACCTGCTGCAATCATCGCATTTGTTTCCGTACACCCCTTGTACCACGCAATAGAGATACGCTCAGAATTTAAACGAGAAGATAAAGTTGTTCCTGTCGCAAAAGTACCACGCCAGCCCATTACGCCAACTCCTGCTTTATCCTCAATAGGATCGCTCATCAATTCCAAATGCTGACGTAGTGCCGTTGCATTCTCTTCATCTGAAAATGGCGAAATAATCACGTTGTAATGCTTTCCTGCAACACTTGCTAACGCTGGTGCAATCTGAGCATTACGTTGACCGCCACTAAATGCAGTGACAGTAAGGCTTAACGTTCCTGCAGTGTGTTTAGCCGATAACATCAATTCGTTGCCGATTTCACCCTTGCATTTGGCAGTCAATAGCAATACTCCGCCACTTTCTGCACTTGCAACAACTTGACTATAACGCGAAGCATTAATCACAGCTACCAAACGAGTTACAATCGCAGTGTTCGCTTCATTTTTTGCCACTGCAATTTCATAAACCTCTCCACCGATAACAACACGCACCACACCTGCAATGCTTGCAGCTCCAGTAAAAGTCACACGCCCTGTCGCAGCAACACCTGCAGAATGGTCTTTTAATCCAATAACCGTTAAGCGAATCAGTGAATTATTCTTAATAGCCTGACGCACCATTAAATGAGCTACAGAGCCAGCCCCAAATGCCTGTTCAGCATCGGTATCACTAAACACTTTGACAGGCAAGCTATAATTTCCTGTTGCTTGAGCCGTCATCGGAGCAACGATCAACACTTCTTGCTCATTCGTAGGCAAGGTGGTCACAGCGTCTTTATTATTGTATTCGGTATATACTCCTGGTTTACGAATACTGTTCGGGATTTTGTCAAAATCAACCATAATAATTCCCCCCTCCTATTTACTCTCTTTTTTAGGTTTATCTACACCAGTGACTAAGATTAAATCACCATCAGCGATACGACGCTGATAGTATATTGAGTTATCAACTTCCACTGGCTCGTGTTCGATATAGCTATGGGGGTGGTTCTCAAATGGTACTCGTACCCCATCAATTGCTTTTACTTTAATTTTCATCTTTTTCCTCCCTCACTACCGTCACTGAGGTAGTGGCGTTGTTATTTGACTCAAAAATACGATTATGCAACCCATTTAGCTCTTGGTATGGCTTATCAAGTTTGCCCTGATACTGCTTAAATAGTGCCTCAATACTTGCCTCACCCTCTGGGAATCGCCCATCCTCTAAAAAGCCGTTTTCGGTGTAGCTCATTTCAAACTCAATCGCAAAAGCAGAGATTTTCTCTTTTTTCACTTCCGCATTATTCCAAATGGTACGGATTCGCTTAGGTTGGATAGGTGACACCAATCCCCCTAAAGTTTGATTAATCAGCAAATACTTCACCGCACTAAGCAACAGATTTACACCGACTTCTTGCTGTGTAACGCCACCTACACGCCCCGCAACGGCGGAACGCATAGAGCGAGCCATCACCAACACCACAAAGGTATCCGTTGCCTGATAACGCTTACCCCTAGCATTGACTGAACGAACATCAAAGTCAGAACCTGCATAAGAAACCAAACAAGCAGGCAGACGGCGTACATCAAGCTGACTATCGTCAATTTCCCCAGAGTAACTCCCGACGGAATAAACCATCTTGCCAAGCCCAAGTCGCAACCGCTCAATCAATGCTTGCTCAACTTTAGTAATCATCGTTGGTCACGCCCCCAAATACGATTACCGCCATTAAAAAACTGCACGCTGTTGTCGCCATTTGCCATATCCTCAACGGAGGATTCCTCAAGCCCAAGTGACACAATCCCTTTTGAGATATTCTCAAGCTCTTTTAAGCAAAATTTATAGCGATTTTCGACTTCTTCGGTCATTGTTACCGATGATTTACTGGTCAGATGATAACGAGCCAAATCACAACAAATGCGTGTCAGATTTTGTGGTACAGCCCTCAAAGGCAAGCGATAACGCCCACTCAAATAACCGTCAATTTGACTAGATGAATCTTTTAGAGCAACAACCAATAAGGCTTCATCAACAACGCCAAGCCCATCACGATCAGTTAGCTCTATTGATTCCCGTTCACCAATACGGACGACAAAATCTTCAACATCGGCATAGAGTGATGTTTTCTCATCAAGCGTAGAAACCACACTTTTAATATCGGCATACATCGCTACTTCTCACAAATCGGCACAAGCTCAAGATAAGGATCTTGCGAAAGTGCAATAATCTGCTCACCCGTTAAGGCATCAAATGGGATTTCGACCGCTTTCTCTTTGGTAAAGCGATAACCGCAACGCCCATAGCTTGCTTGTGGGTGAATCGCTTTTAAAGTGATTTCAAAGGCAATCGGCTGAATTAATTCCCCATCTGCCTTTGCATCTACCACTTTTTCATCTGTTGCATTAACTGAATCCGCAGAATCTGACGGTAACGAGTTCCCCGTTGTATCTTTGGTTTCATCTGCACCACCTTTTTCTAACTCAGCGGTTAGTTTTTCTTTTTTTGCTTGTGCTTTTTTTGCTTGTGCTTTTTTAGCCATATTTACCTCAGATTTAAGATTTATAAAGGGTGGGAAGCTCCCCACCCCACAATAACTACTCAACAATTTGAGCGCTCACGGCTACTTTTAATACGCCTTTTAACGGATTGCTTGTACCATTAATCACATCGGCTTCAAATAGCTGACGAGCTTTGTACTCAAGTGACGGCGGAACAAGGATCACACTTGGACGGATATTCAAGAGCTTGTCACCATCGCCTTTTAACATACGCATCTTCGCCAACACATCCATCACCACATCAGCGGTTAAGTCAGACGATTCCACTCGGTGAATCAGTTGCCAGAAACCAAAACCAGCATTACCACGAGCACGCACACCCCACAAATACACATCTTCCATAAAGACTTTGTCGGATTTAGACGGATCAAACTTCGCTTCAATTTCAGGCTTAGTGCGTTCTTGCCAAATCAACGGCTTAATCGCATTAGTATCATCTAAAATATAAAATGCAGGTTTGCCTGATGCTGAGCCAGTGGTGACATTACTTTGCTGTTTCGCCACGCCAGTACCGTCCACATTCGGATAAACAGGGTGGTCAGTGTCAAAAAAGTTCTGCCCGTCATAACAAAGGGTCGATTTACCTTTTTTAAGCAACCCAAACACCAAATCATCAGGTAACTCCGCCGCACTTTGTCCTGCTTGTTGTACCACTGGCGTAAATAATCCCACTTGGTCATCTTCGATTTCAGTGCGTTTAATACCAACCGTCGATTCAAATAATTTGTTCTCAATGGTCATCCCTTGAGCTTGCATCTTCTGGATTTGACGCTCACCCACCCATTCACGCATTTTCGGGAATGCACCTAACCAACCATAAGTATTAGTCGCAGTTGATGATGCAATACGCATTGCCAACATTTCCCATTGTGGTTTAATTAAGTTTAAACCTGCTTTAAACTCTGTTTTAAATGCCGTATCTAACGCATTTAACAATTCTGATTTTTTAAATTTATCCATTACGCACCTGCCTTTTTATATTTTTCAACGTACTCTTCAGGGGTTAAACCTAACGCTTTTGCCCCTGCCATCTCTGCGGCTGACAACGCCACTGTCTGCGTCTGCTCATTCGGATCTTTACCTCCCGACTGCGTCCCCGCAAGGGCAGGGTTAGGCGACACCGTTGCCAAATAATCTGATAACGCCACCAGATTTTCTTTACCTAATTTTTCCGCCCACGCTTTCTGTGCAGGCAACAAACGTCCATCAGATAATGCAGATTGAATTAACGCATCACGTTCTTTATCGTTCATTTGCTGTTTAATCTGGTTAAGCTCAGTTTGCACCGCTTGCAAATCGCTTAACGCCACAAATTTTGCAGGATCGGGATTGTTTACCTTCGCCGTTAAAGCCACCACTTGCCCCTGTTCTTTGGCAAGTTCGGCATACACATCACTTAATGCCACTTGGCTGTCGCCTTTCGCTGCCGACAATGCCGTCAGCTTAGTTGTAATTTCATCGTCCGTTGCTTGAGCCGACAAGCCAAACAACTTAATCAAAAGTTCTTTCATTTTGGTTTTATCCTCGTTAGGTTCTAAAAAGTGAGAAAACTGAGCAGACATTGCGACCGCTTCCGCCAAATTGTGTAATGCAGGGCGGTTGGTTAAAGCCGCATTTAACACCTTAATCACCGTACCCGACGCATCTGCCAAGAACAGCGGTGAAATATAGCGATAAACCCCATCTTTAATTTCAGTAGCCGCCTTAGATGTCCAACGCACATCAGCAAACAAGCCTTCGCCTGAAATATATTCCGCTCTCACAATCCAGCCTGCCGCAGGATTGCCTTTACCATTTTCTGCAATAAAGAGAGTTTGATGCTCATAATCAATCATCAGCTCAATGCCTAACTGATTGATCTCATCTGCTAATTGATAGCCGTTAGAATCTCCTACATAAAACGCCCCCTCACGTCCATCTTGCGGATGGAACCAACCAAACGGAAAAAGCTGAATACGCCCATTGACCTCTTTGGCAAGCTCAAAACTGCAAGCTATCGGATTAAGTTTGAATTTACGCTTCACAACGCACCTCATACAAAATAATGAGACTAGAGAATAAGAGATAAGAGAAAAGGAAAAACGAGGAACAACTTCCACACTAAAGGGAATTTGCAAATTTTTGAAAAAAAGTGACCGCTTGTATAGCGAAAGAGATACAACCCATTTTAAAACGTTTTAAAACCGTTTTAAATTGTTTTAAAAAATTTTGGACGATAAATCATACCAACAAAAATAAAATCGCCACTATGGGCGATTTAGAGGCATTTTAGGCATTATTTTAAAATCGACTGCCAATAGTCCTGAACATCTTGCAAAATATCTTCCTCGTCCTGCGGTGTCAGCATTAAAAACGGACGGGCAGGAATTTCGACTTTATCAGTCATCACCCAGCGATCACCAATTTTAAAGACAAGGTATTTACCTTTTTTAGGGGTAATTACGCCGCCGAACTGATGAATAGCGGCATAGGCTTCATTTGTTCCCACAATCGCTTTATCATTATCAGAGACCTGTTGGATACTCCCTTTTAAATTACCCGAATCGTTTAAAGGTATGCCACTACGGTGGTGTATTCCCGCCCAAGATGGACGACCACCAGCTTCAAAATTATCAAGCACTGCTTTCCGCATTGTGCCTGCAATATCACGCATTAATGGCTCACGATGGCGAGTAACTTTTGCCATCTCGCTTAATATGGCAAGAATTTTATCGGAGTTGTTGATTTTTAATTCAAGCATTGTTATAGTCCTTACATTAAAAGCCGTTAGAAAAGCGATGAATCTCGACGATCGCAAGCGATAGGTTGAAAAAGTACCTTGGACTGTGTGCAGGTGATTTCGAGCCCTGCCTAACGGCTTATTCGAATAATTTCATATTTTTTCATTTCTTTTTCTATCTGTTTCAAGCTAGATAACCTAAATGACTCTGCAAACAATTCTCCACTAGAAATAAGATTTTTTACTACGACCATATACCAACGACCATTAATCTCCTTATAAAAATAAAGTTTATTCACTTTTTCATTTTGAATAGATTTTAAAACCCGATCAGCATCAAAAATTACATCAGGCATTTTGGCATATTCATCTAAACCAAAATTTTGCCCTTCACGGCTATTAAATTGTTTGATTAATGTATCATCGGAAAGCCAAACAGTTCTCGCTGTAACACCCAATAAAATGGCATTGCTGTCTGTAATGAAACCGCTGGCAAATTTATATTCAAGTCGCAAATGATCTCGAATGGCATACATCAATTCATTACTTGCTTTTCCATCTAATCCTTGCAGTTTTTTAACTTCACTTGTTGCCTTTTCTAATCGTTCAAAAGCGTGTTTAAACTCAAACCCACTCATTTCAGCTTTAGCAAATTGATGAGCCAACTTTTCAGGATAAAGATCAAGGTTAGGCTTATAAGCACGTCGCCCTACGTTATAATCAAAACCACTATCTGTCGTCAGCACCGTTTCATCAGCCATTTTTAAGCCTATGGTCTTTTGCTTTACACCTTTCTTCGGCTCAATTTCGACTTCGTCTAATAGCTTAGAACCATCTGAAACCACTAGCTCTTTTCGCTCTAAATCACGCTCTTTTAGTGCATTGACAGTACAACGACAATTAAAGCCATTTGGTGGGTAAAATGTCGTCCAAAATGGATCGTCATAACGAAAAATTAATCCGTGCATAGATGCGTGACGTGGGCGAGTACGATTATCTAAAATAGCACTATATTGCCAATAAGGGCGATTATCGACATTATCCATTAGTTGTTGATAAGTTTGAGCAGAAAAGGCAGCTTGCATATTCGTGCGATAAATCGTTTCAAGGCGACGGGGGGGACCAAAATATTCCCCCGTTTTCGGGTCTGCAATAACATACTCTTTACGCTGTTTGTCGTAACCTGTAATCCACCCCTTACGCTCAAACATTGCCATCACATCTTTCACCCAAGCATTATAAGGTTGCTTGTTTCGTTTGGCTTCTGCCATTGATTCATAAATATTTACGGTCATCTCAAGGCTAGATAAATTTGCAATGCGTGAAGCTCTCGCTCTTGCAGAGTCACGTAACGCAGGTTCATCTAAATGTTTCGCAAATGCCTTTTTACTTTCTAAAAACTCAATCGCTTTGTCTGGGGTTAAATCAAGGGCAAATTTAGCTGGCACGGCTCACCCCAAGCAATTCAGAGAGAAACATCGCCTTATTCAAATAATCAAAATGCTGTTTAGAATGCAATTTAGGGTAGAGTTCCGCCAGTTTCTCACTTGCTTCTTCATAGCTTCCGCAACGATGTAACATTGAGACAACTTGTTTAATCATCGGATCAAGTTGAGCATTAAAATCCACATTTTCCAACGCTTCATCAAGCGAACTATCTAAAAAAGCCTGCTCATCAAAGCCTGACTGTGCCGAAAACACGTGAACTTTTCCCCCACACCCACAAGGACAATAATCTTCCCCCCTTTGAAAAAGGGGGGCTAGGGGGGATTTTGCAAACCTATCCGACAATCCGACCGCTTGTGTCGGCTGTGCTACACGCCCCAACACCGCTTCACCTTCTTGAACTTCGGGAATGCCTAACTTATCCCTTGCCCAATTTGCAGGGATTTGTAGCCCAATATCCACCAATTTCGGTAAACTCTCGGCAAACAACGCCAAATCTGCAGGTTCTTTGGTGTCAAATTCAAACGTCGGAATACGAGTAGGATCGACATTCGGGAAATTAATCAACAAATACGGCAAAATAATTTGCTGAGTAAATGTCTGCCCTAATTGCTTCACATCTGAAACTAACAAATCTCGTCGCACTTCATTGTGTACATTACCAAGGGCATTCGTTGAGCTTTTACCGTCCGCCCCACTGGTTAAGGTTTGCCCCAAAATCAAACGAGCGATAGATTTTTCACACCAATCCACCATTTGTAAAAACGGATTATTGCCCGATGCTCCCCCAGCATTTGCCGCATTATGCAACTCAATACTCATCGACTCAGGCATAATGCCTGCCGCATTATGTCCGATTTCAGCTAACGCACGCTTGAGCGTTTGCTTCTCGTCTTTGGTTGCCCCCGCACCGTATTTACCAATGCGAATCGGCATTCCGTACAACTCTAAAAACTCCGCAAAGTCGTGGATAGAGTAGTGCTTAAACATATACAGCCACGCAAGCGTACGGAACAAGTTATTGCGTGCCGACTGTGTCGAGCGAGATTTGTGAGTATGCACCACCCACCCATAAGGGCGTAATGGCTCACCTGTTTGATTTTGTGGCGTTTTAAGCAATAGATTGTCTAATTTATCCCACTTAAACCACGACTGCGGACGGTGCATAAACGCATTCGGATACCACACCTTGCCATTAAATGCCCATTCAATTTCCAAAGCAGAAAAACCGTGACCGACAGCGTCCATACAGTCAATAATCAAGTCTTCAAGATTGCCGATCTGATAAAACAACTCATCAACTTCATCACGCAGTTTTTCTTCCGCAGGTGTCGCATTGCGTGGAGCTTGAATAAACCAATCTACCCCCAACGCCGCACGCTTACGAGTTTGAATATTCGCAAAAATTGACGAGTCACGCTCTTCAATATCCATAAATAACTCGTGCTGAGCGGTAATATCCCCATTTTCCGCATCATCAAAAATCTGCTTCATCTTCGCAGGGGTAATGAAATTGCTTGGGTGGTCTGATAACACCCGCCCTGTCGCCGTGATTTCGGCTAAATCGGTTTGTAAATTTGGGTTTTTAACGCCACTTAAATCGGGTTTTATATACTGTTTTTTCTTTTTCTTGCTCATAAATTATCCTACAATGTAGCAACTGTGTTTACACACAAAAAAGTTATTCAATTTTGACCCACAGATTCTGTGGATAAGTAGCGTGTAGCATCCCATTTTTCATTGCGTCTAACCAACGCATTCATAATGGTTAGCAGTTTACGCATACACGCCATAATAGCGACTTTCTTCGCTTTGCCTTTTGCAACCAATCGGGTGTAAAAGGCTTTAAAAACAGGTTCAAAGCGAATTGCCGATAGTGCTGCCATATATAAGGCATTACGAACAATCGCTCGACCACCATAGCAAAAGGATTTTCCTTTCCATTGACCGCTTTCCTGTGGATGCGGAATAACGCCAACGAGTGAGGCAATTCTTTTGCTGCTTAGCTTGCCTAATTCCGGCAGGCTTGACATCATCACGGCGACGCAATTTTTGCCAACGCCTTTGATGTCTGAGATAAGGTCAGCTTTATCACTAAAATGCTTACTTTGGTCGTCGATATCTTTATCAAGTTCGGCGATTAATTTATCAAGCATTTCAATGTGTTGTTGGATATTGTCCAACTGGGTTTCGTGGCTTTGTTGCAAACGATTTAGCTCTGCTACTCGCATATCCACAAGCTGACGACGGCGAACCACAAGGGCTTCCAGCTGTTCTTCTTGCTCAGAAAGCGGAACATACAACTGATGCTCTACTTCGCCTTTAAGCTCACAAGTGAGCCCATAGAAAGCGAGATTAACCGCATCTTTTGCATCGGTTTTGGCTCTCGTTTGAGATTTTGCAAACTCACTGGCTTTCAGTGGATTAGCAATAAATACACGATAACCTGCTCGAGCAAGGGCTTTTGCCACGGGAATTTCTAATCCACCCGTTGCTTCAAGCGTTATCAGAGCCACATTAAACTGGCTTAAATAGTCCAAGGTATGTTGAATACCTTTGGCGTTATTGGTTTCGGTTTTGGTCTTTTTCTGATGGGAAAAACCAATCACGAAATTGCGTTTAGCAACATCAATACCACAATAAATCGGAGCGTTCATCGGTAACCTGCCTTGTATTCGGGTTTATATTTCAACTGTTCGGTTTTGCTGATGAAGTTATCCACGCCTACGCTACAGAACGAGTTTTAGCTCTAGGGACACCCAAGCTGTGGATAACGTTATGGTTTATGTTGCTAGTTTACTATAATTTTAATATACAAGGGACACACTGCGTGTGTCCGCCTGTCTTAATCTTTCACGGACACACGCAGTGTGTCCCTACCTGCCCACTATTAATGTCGCCACTTACTCCGATATTCCCAATCTTCATCATCTATCGACTCCCACTCAATCGGGGCAGACGCTGTTACCGCATTACGCCACAACATCTCTAAAGCGTCAGGACCATCATCGTGATCCGCTTTCGGGAAATGTCTAAGCTGGCTTTCAAGGGTCGATTGCGAGCGATGGATTAAAATCAAACCGTTAGCAATATGCGGTTGTAAGCTCTCAATCCGTAACATCTTGTCGGTGTTAGGTTTAACTGCCATTGCTGGCACAGGCTTGCCACGTTGTGCCGAGCGCTTAACCAGCTCCGTTGCCAAAAACTCCTGAAACTGCACCGTTTCTACAAACCATTTATGGCACTGGTATTGTGTATGTAGCCTAATCACATCTTCGATAATCAAATCAGGCAAACGCTTTTTAATTTGGGCTTCGACCACATATAACTTACCGCTTGCACGGTGATAGCCACCGACCAAAATCGCACTTGGGTCACGGCTTGCCCCTGCTTTCCCCATAGATGGGTCTAACGCCCCAAAATAAATCAAGTCATCAGGCAGTTCCGTCCAGTATTGCAAGCTATTCGCAAAAATCGCATCATCACCGCTTACAGGGTCGTTTTGATATTCGGAGTCAAAAGTAGCGTGTCCGTCCCTTGCTCGAATTTTCATTAACGCCAGAATAGGACGAGCTTCCCACGACACTACCGCCCCTTTATCCATTTCCGCTTGATTTGCAAAATAAAACGCATCTGCGACCGCTTCCCCTTCGGTTAGATAAAAGTGTTCCCATTTATCCCAAAGCACCATATTGTCAGGCATTTTTAAAACAGCTTTAAAATGGGCGGTATTCCACGCTTTACTGGCAAGAGTGCGATTAAGTACGCTGTCGTAATGCAAAATCGTACCGATATAAATTACATCTAACTTGCCGTCCGCAGAGCCTAACGGTAGTACAGTTTTCTTGAGCCAATTATGCAATTTGTCACGCTGTTCAGGATTGCGAACTTGTTCGTCATTCTCAATATCATCCAAAATAACCAAATCAGGACGATAAGCCCCGTGGCGTAAACCACGCAATTTTTTGCCTGAGCCTGCCACTTGGACTTTCTGATTTGCCCGAGTAATGATTGTCCCCGACTGCCAAACACGCCCAGCCCCTGCAATTTCAGGGAAATCAATGCGTAAACGTTGATTAAACTCCAGCTCTGATTTAATCGCTTCTAGCATAGGATAGGCTTGGTCGATAGAGTCCATCACTAATAGGGCGTAGCGTTTTTTCTGCGTCACCAAACACCAAAGTGTAGAGAGCTGAGTGACTATCGTTGATTTTGCTTCACCACGGGGAGCAGCAATCGCTTCAAGGCAAGATTTCTCACTCGCAAACACTTTCGGTAATCGCTCAAAAAGGTAACGGTGTAGTTGAGATTTAGACGGGGAGCGAACATAGTGCGGAAAATAATGATTAATAAAAAATGCCAAGCCATTTACAGGGTCGGATACCTGTTTACGCCGTTCAGCCACCGCCTGCGGTGAATCGTCCCACCCGTCAAAATCCGCTTCGATTTTCGCTCGCATACTTTCCGCATACGCAGAAAGTTGTTGCAAAAACTCTTTACTTCTCATTATTTACCCCCAAAAAGTAGAGCAGCAAACAAAAACCATCCCCAACCGTTTTGTCCGTGGCAAGCAATGACACAGGCACAAAGTAAACATAATGCAGACATTATTTCCCTTTCCTAAACGCTTTATCGACCACTTCGCCAAAATCACCCAACACATCAAGAAAATCGCCGAATAAGTTTGGGTGTTTTTCTTTAATAAACTCGCCCAAAAGCTCTACCGTTTTCATTGCAACCGCAAGCTCTGACACATCAGGCAAAATTCGCTTACTTGCAGCGGTCATTTTGGTAAAACTGTCTGCTAACACAGAAAGCAAAGCGACTTTCTCTTTTGACGATAATTTAGGATTGTCTTTTAACTCTTCCATTGTGGCACGGTATTGCAAGATAAATCCTGTCAGCAAACTTTGCGAGAGTTCGTCCATCTCTCCGCCAGCCATAACCTGAGCATCTCGAACCTTATCCCAATCATCACCTGCTTTTTCCGCTTCCGTTTTCCAACGACGAGCCGTATTAAAGGACACACCCGCTTTTTGTGCCGATTGTTCAAGGGTAAAACGCTCAAAAACATAATAACGGCGAACATAAGCCTTCACTTTCGGATCGTGAGCCATTTAGCCCCCTAGTTTTAAACGGATTAGCTCAAAACCAATAGCCACCAAGCCACCACCCACACCGCCAGCAATCACTGCATCACGGCGATTTTTACGAGCCATATCATCAACTAATTTCTTCGTAGCGTGGACTTCTTTCTGCAAGGCATCAATTCGCTCATTTTGCGAATCAATCTTCTCATTTGCAGACGTAACCGCCTCTAAAATCAGGTCTAATTTTTCCGAATCTGTCTGTTTTTGCTTTCTGCGACTCATTGCTTGTCCGCCTTTTTATCTAATTTTTGATTAACTTCTTTTAGTCCTTCCAAAATATCATCTAGCTTCTCTCTTAAGCCCTTATTGACTTCTTGAGCCAGCTCCTTTGATTGATATTTCTGCTCAATTTCTTGCTTCAACTCTTTAACGCTTTGCTCATTGCGGTTAATGCGGTCAAAAATCACCTTGGCACTAAAAGCAACAAGGGGAGCAACCACAAAAGAGACCAACATCTGAAACAGCTTCTCATCAATCATAACGCCCCCGTTTTGCTCGACCGACAGGGGATTGATTACCTTGTTTTACTGCCATTTTTAACAAATCACGACGAGTTGCCACAGCTGGCTTCTGTTTTCTAAAAACACGCTCACGCCACCAGCTACGGAGCTTTTTGAATAGTCTTACCATGACAAACCTCCTCATAGGTCAGATTGTGTGCCAGCACTTGACGCTTCGTCTCCGTCGTATCCTGACGACTTGGGTAAATCAGCCCGAACGCCGTGCAACCTGTCGTCGTCACGGAAGTAACCGTGGGCGTGCAACTGCTGATCAACAGCGGAAGCATTGCTACGCTTAACATCATCGTGATTTTTCTGCTTAATTTGTGCATTTTTGATCTCCGTTTTTTGAGCCTGAATTTTGCTCGCTTGTTGTTGATTTTCTGCTTGTAACTTCCGATTACGCTCTTCAGCCTTTTCAACTTTTAACCAAAGCCAAAACAAAGCACAGGACGCAATAAATAAAACAAGAGTAACTATTTTTACAGTCATCATTCGCTTTCTCCTTGGCGTTTACCGCCTATTGCATTAGCAAAGCCTTTTGTCGCCACGCCACCACCGCAAAATAAAGCAAATACCGTAAACAGCTCCGCAACATTGGCACGGTCTAAATAAACCGAATAAGCCAAAATCCCAGCCATTAAAATCGCACCAAAAAACTGGATAAACGCCGTCGTAGATAAGCGTCCGTTATCGTTTGTGATTAATTCTTTAAATTTCATTTTTATTCCTCTATATCATTCCCCCTCTTTGACAAAGAGGGGGCTAGGGGGAGATTTATCTAAATAAATGCCCCACATTCACAACTTCTTCACTATCCAACCACGCCCACACATCAAAGCAAGGGCAATCTTTCACTCACTCATTCGGGGCAATAGTGCCATCACCATTACGATCAGGACTTAAATCCCGATGCCCATAAATCTTCGCATTCGGGTATTTCGCTTCAAGCTCACGCAGTAAACGGTGCAAAGCGTGCCATTGTGCTTCGGTAAATTCAGCGTGATTTTTGCCGCTTGCCGTAATACCGCCCACCACACAAATCCCGACAGAGTGAAGATTGTGACCTTTGACGTGCGCCCCCATTTCACCGACCTGACGACCCGTTTCAACAGTTCCGTCCACATCAATCACAAAGTGATAACCAAGGTGTTCAAGGTGAGAATTAAAGGTTTTCACCGCCCCCGCCAGTCGCTTAAAGCCTCGTTGCTTATGCCAACTGTCAATCACTTCAGCAGATGATTTGCCCGATTGCTTTAAACTTTTACCATTACGAGTAGCGGAACAATGGATTACGATTTTTCTAATAGGAAAGGTCATAAAAAAAGCCTCTTTAAGTGATACTTAAAGAGACTTTAAAGAATTGAGAGTAAAGAGAGTATGGGAAGGCTTTCCACACTAAAACAAGGCTGACTGAGACACGGCTTTATAACGCTGATAATACCGCACAACCTCCCAAGCCGTGCGATCACAAATTTGATATTTTTGACAAAGTCGCATTATCGCCATTCGCCCACTTAACTTTTCCGTTTCGGTCAAATGGCAAAAATCCGCATAAAGCTGTTGATTTCGCAAAATCCGCAATGCCGTTTCACAGCGAGGGATATAGACCTCACCCACTTGCATATAACTTTGCAGTTTGACCGCATCTTCTTGCCCCAACACCTCACGCAATTTATCAAAATACTTAGCAGACTTTGAGAACTGAAACGAAAAGCCCCCAAAGGCTTTAACAAATTTCTCCGTCGCAGGCAAACCAATCACCGCCACAATCTCTCTGACGCTATCAGGCAAATACTCTTCGACATTTTCAAACTCACACATACCACCTCCATTTCAGACTGATTAATGGGGTATTGTCAGGCACATTTTTCAAAAGAGTGAACATTTTTGCAAAAAAATTTAGAAAAAAGACCGCTTGTAAAAACAAAAAGAGCCACAGCGTGGCTCAATTATCAATACTAAAATTTTTCAGCGGGTCGATCATCTATAGTGGTAATAGGCATATTAGGGAGCCTCTCCCACAATTTGTGTAAATACCTGTTTCTGAGATAATACATTCAGACACAGGTATTTTATTATGAACGAAAAACAACTTCACGCCTTGGAAGCGGAATTTGCCAAAAATCTAAAAACACCGGAAGACCTCAATCAATTTTCACGGATGCTCAAGAAAATCACCGTCGAGGCTGCGTTAAATGGTGAACTGACCGACCATCTTGGTTATGAAAAACATCAGCCTAGAAAAGGTAAAAATGCACGTAACGGTTACACATCTAAGACCGTCATTTGTGATGAAGGTGAGATAGAAATTGAGACGCCTCGTGACCGTGACGGCACCTTTGAACCGCAACTTATCAAGAAAAATCAAACCCGCATCACAGGAATGGATGAGCAGATTATTGCCTTATATTCCAAAGGGTTAAGTAATCAGGAAATCGTTGAAATGTTCAAAGAACTCTATGATGCGGATGTGTCAAGCAGCCTGATTTCTCGCGTTACCGACGCCGTGAAAGAACGCGTAATGGAATGGCAAAATCGCCCACTTGATGCGGTTTATCCAATTGTTTACCTAGATTGTATCGTAGTGAAAGTACGCCAAGATGGACGAATTATCAACAAATCCGTGTTTGTTGCCTTGGGTGTGAATCTTGAAGGACATAAAGAGTTATTGGGGCTTTGGATTGCTGAAAATGAAGGTGCGAAGTTCTGGGCAAATGTGCTGACAGAGCTTCAAAATCGAGGCTTAAAAGACATTTTTATTGCCTGTGTAGACGGTTTAAAAGGCTTCCCAGAAGCCATCAATGCAGTCTATCCTAAAACGAAGATTCAGCTTTGCATTGTGCATTTAGTGCGTAACAGCTTGAAATTCGTTTCGTGGAAAGATTACAAAGCCGTCACCGCAGATTTAAAGCAGGTTTATCAAGCCCCGACGGAAGCACAAGCTCGCGAAAATCTGACCGCACTTTCGCAAAAATGGCAGGCAAAATACCCGCTTGTGGCGAAAGGCTGGGAAGATAACTGGGCAAATATTGCCACATTTTTTGATTATCTGGCTGATATTCGTAAAGCGATTTATACCACGAATGCCGTGGAATCGCTTAATAGCGTGATTCGTCGCGTGATTAAAAAACGAAATGTATTCCCGACGGATGATTCCGTTTTCAAAGTGATTTGGCTTGCGATTAAAGATGCATCAAAAAAATGGACAATGCCGATTCAGAACTGGAAACTGGCGATGAATCGATTTATGATTGATTTTGGTGATCGCTTAGACGATCACCGTTAAGTTGAAATGGGTGTTTACACAGAATTTGGGATAGGGTCTTTTCTGGGGTGCAAAGCACACCTGAAAGCACGCTCACCCAAAAAGAACAAACCCTACTTGAAGACTACCGAGAAAGCAACGAGCAGGGTAAAGCCGCCATCGAAGAAGCCGCAAGTGCTTTGGCGGCGACGGCGGCACTTACGAATCGTAAAGTAGCGTAGAATTTTTTAACCAACTATAAGGAAACTTGAAAATGATTAACTTTATTCCATTTATTTTATTTATTGCATTATGGATTGTTATTGCAAGATTTTATAAGAATAAAGGCAAAGGAGCATTTGTTCGCCATTTAGCTGGGTTTGCAATTGGTGCGTTAGGATTTGTCATTAGTGTACTAATCATTTCCCCAGCACCAGTACAACCAGAAGAAACCACCAAAGTAGAACAACCAAAAGAACCTATTGCTACGCCACCGAAAGAAGAAATAAAACCAGCTCCAGCAGCAGAAGAAAAAGCCCCTGAAGTAGCAACAAAAGAAGAACCTAACGCAGAAAAACAACCTGCTGAGCCTGAAAAAGTTAATCAAACCTTAGATCTTAACGCCAACCAATTAGCACAACTCATTAACACAGCCCTAACAGAAATTGGTTCGCCTTACCAAATGGCAAAGAAAATAAAAGTAGAAAAAGGGGCGGTAAATGATACAGCAAGCTACCAATTCTCAAAAAATTTCGGAATTGTGATGGCGATCGATAAGAAAACACAAAAAGTGATGAGCATACTCACGATTGTGACACCTAAATCAGAAGGTGGAGATGAAAATATGGTTATGCTGTTCTCAAATGCAGCCGTACTTTCTGCCTTTGAAGGAAAAAATCAACTTAAAACCGTAGGTAAAAAATTTATGGAGATGCTATCTAGCACGATGAATGATTACGGTAAAACCAACAAAGACCAAAAACAAGAATTCATTTTCAACGGTAAAAAATACTCTGTCAGCGTGAGTTCTTATACTGGTGTAATGTCATCTGCAGGGTTTGCTGAATAGGGTTCAATCTATGAAAAAGCTCCTTATTACATTATTGGTGGCAGCGATTGCCACCTTTGCATTCGCTCAAACCTTCACTTGTAGCAAACGCACCTGTAGCCAAATGGACAGCTGCGAAGAAGCTCGTTTTCACCTCACTCAATGCGGTGTCAGTAGCCTCGACCGTGATAAAGACGGTATACCTTGCGAGAGTTTGTGTGGAGGGAAGAAGAAATGATTAGAGATGTTTATGAGTCCGCTAAAACAATCAAAAATGCATTAGAAACTGTTGGTAAATTAAAAGACGATATCGAACATTTAAAAGCAATAGGTGAAACCAGTGCCAAAACACTGGAAGTCACCCAAATTGCTATTCAATTACAAGGTTTGGTTCTCTCTTTGCAAAGCGACTTGCTGACGTTGCAAAGCTCTAAAGCTGATTTGGAAGCAGAGATCAGCCAACTTCGCAAATTTAAAGTAGAGAAAGACCAGTATTCGCCATTTCAATTTTCCACGGGGGCATTCGTTTATCGCTCCAATCAGTGCTTTACCAATGCGAACGGGGAGATTGTGTTTCATTATCTTTGTGCAAATTGCTTCCATCAGGGTAAGAAATCGATCCTTCAACCAAGCCCTATAGAAGGTTATTTTGAAATGCTTTCTTGTCATCATTGCCTCGCTAAAATTCAATATAAGAGAATAGAAATGGAATGTGCGGTTGTCAGACATCGCAGTAGCCGTTGGTCTGATGGTTATTAAAATAACGGTTATTCATACAAAAGTTTCTTAAACTAGTTTAAAATCCATTTAACCCTCTTTTTTATAAACTCCGTTGTGAAGTTAAACCTTTACAACGGAGTTTTTTATGTCCCAAACCGCAACTCTTTCTGATTTTAACAAAGCCTTTGCTCGTGTTATTCAACACGAAGGTGGCTATGTGAATGACCCACGAGATGCAGGCGGTGAAACCAAATTCGGTATCACCATTCACACTGCTCGTGCAAATGGCTATACAGGGTCAATGTTCACAATGACTCGTGATGATGCCAAGCAAATCTATTTAAAAGCCTTTTGGCAACGCTATCGTTGCAATGAATTTCCCCCTGAGCTTGCCTTTCAGTTTTTTGATGCCTGTGTCAATCACGGTTCGGGTAATGCCAGCCGTATGCTACAACGTGCTGTGGGTGTCGTTGATGATGGCATTATTGGCGAGATTACCCTTACGGCAATTCGTAAGCGTTCCACCGTGGAAGTCGTTACCCTTTTCAATGCAGAACGCCTTGAGTTCTATACCAAGCTCAGTGGTTTCCAACATTTTGGCAAGGGCTGGATTCGCCGTATGGCAGGCAATCTGCGTTATATCGCTGATGATGTGGGAGATGAATAATGAAAAAACTCAGCAACAACGCTAAACGCAGTCGTGCAAAAAATGGCGGTCGTTACACTACCGCTGAAGTGATTTTATTAGAACGTGGGTGGTATTGGTAATGGCTAAATTTGCAGAACTCTTTACTAATTCAGACGGTCGCCTTTCGACCACTGGATTTATCCAGTTTTTCGGGGCGTTGTTGATGTCAGCGATTTTGGCTTATTGCGTCTATTTAGATCGCAGTTATGTGCCTGAATTATTTATGACCTTTGCGGTGTTCTGCGGTGGTCAAGTGGCAACGAAAGGGTTTGCGAATGCCTTGAGTAGCAAGCGACAAGGAGAATTTGAATGATGACAGTAAAAATTGTGACCGTGGTGTTATTTCTTGCTGCTTGTGTTTTGTTTTGGCTTTGGCTCAAAGCAGAACGCTTAGCAGAGCGTAATCGGAAGCTACAAGCAGAAAACCAACAACAAGCGGTCGAAATCCAGCAAAAAAATGCAGAGGTACAAAATGCAAAAATTCAACAAACGCATCGTGAAAATGTTCAGCGTGTTAGCCCTGATACCGTTGATGAGCAGTTGCACGCACACAACTACTTCCGTGACGACGACAGGTTGCACGGCATTCGGGCTGATTTACCCAAGCCGTCAGGATACGACGGAAACGAAACGCCAAGTACTAGCACACAATCTGACCTATGAAGAAGTCTGTAAGGAGCAGTCTAAATGACAGAGATTCTGGATTTCTTACGCCAACATTTCGCCTTGATTTCTACTGTGATTGGCTTAGTGGGGGGCTGGATTTTGGCTAAAAATGGATAGTAAGTATGCCAAAAAATCCGATGTGAATACCCTTGCTGAAAATGTTGAACACTATGACCGTCGTCTAACTCAGCTTGAAACAAAAGTGGATAACTTACCCACCGCTCAAGATGTGGCAAGACTTGAAATTTTAATGACGGAAGTGCGAGGGGAAACGCAAACGGCTAATGCAAAAATGACTTCAATAAATCACCAAGTTGGCTTATTACTTGAAGCTAAAGTATTAAAGGAATGATGTATGCAGACAATTTTAACTAAAGATCAACGCTTAGTGATTTTACGTTCTCTTGCCGAGGCTGGCTATGATGCCAATGAGTCTATTTTAAGTGATTGCCTTGATTTATATGGTCACGATATTAGCCGTGATCTTGTGCGTAATCACCTTGTATGGCTAGAAGAACAAGGGCTTATTCAGCTTGAGCGTTTAAAAGATGGCTATATGGTTGCCAGCATTACGCAACGTGGGTTAGATGTCGCTCAAGGTCGAGTGACGGTTGAAGGGGTAAAACGCCCAAGACCTAAGGTTTAAACGGTTTTTAAAGGATATTTAAGGAGCGTTTAAATGAATGAGAAAACGACCCGTGGGCGTGCGAGTAAAGTTGATTTATTACCGCCGAACATCAAAAGCCAACTGGCAATGATGCTGCGTGACAAGCAATATTCACAAACGCAAATTCTAGAAGAAATTAACGATCTGATTCGTGATTGTGGGCTTGATGAAAGCTATTGTTTAAGTAAAACAGGGCTAAATCGCTATGCCAACCGTATGGAAAAAATGGCAAGTAAAATCCGTAATGCACGAGAAGTGGCAGAAATTTGGACGAAACAATTTGGTGAAGCTCCGCAGTCTGACATTGGGAAAATCGTGATGGAAATGGTGAAGAATATTGCCTTTGAAACGTCCATTAGATTGGGTGAACAAGAAGGTGGTATTGAGCCGAAAGATTTAGCATTGTTATCGTCAGCATTACAACGTTTGGAACAGGCGGAAAGTTTAAGCTATGAGCGTGAACGTAAAATCCGCAAGGAAGTGATTGAACAAGCAGCTAAAGCCGTAGAAGAAAGTGGTACACAGGCAGGACTATCCCTTGAAGATGTGACAAAAATGGTAAAAGCAGTTTATGGCATTGAATAACACCGTTCTCTATGACTATCAAAAGCGATGGTTAAACGATAAAAGCCGTTTCAAAGTAGCAATGTTTGCTCGTCAAACAGGTAAAACATTTACCACTACCCTTGAAATTGTACTGGATTGCTTAGAAGCAGAAGCCAACGGCGAACGTACTCGCTGGGTGATCCTTTCTCGTGGAGAACGCCAAGCGAAAGAAGCGATGAATGAAGGGGTAAAACGCCATCTTGAAGCAATGGGGATTGTTTGCGAAGTATTAGAAGTGCCTTTTAAAGAAGACACTACGATTAATGCCCTAGAAGTGATCTTCCCTAACGGTTCAAAAATCACTGCATTACCAGCCAATCCTGACACGGCTCGTGGTTTCTCAGCAAATGTGTTCTTAGATGAGTTTGGATTCCACCAAGATAGCCGTGAAATTTGGAAAGCCCTATTCCCTGTAATTTCTGCTGGTTGGAAATTGCGAGTTGTTTCTACCCCAAATGGTAAAGGTAACAAGTTCTACGAATTGATGACTGACTTAAATAATAGTGAATGGTCACGCCACTCGGTTGATATTTATCAGGCTGTTGCAGATGGCTTACCACGTAATGTAGAACAGTTAAGAGTGGGCTTAAATGATGAAGATGCGTGGGCTCAAGAGTTTGAGTTGAAATGGTTAGATGAAGCAAGTAGTTGGCTTTCTTATGATTTGATTGATGGTGTTGAGCATTCACACGCAGGATTACCATTCCACTATACAGGTAACCCGTGTTTTGTCGGCGTTGATATTGGGGTGCGAAATGACCTATTTATTATTTGGGTTATTGAACTAGTAGGTGATGTATTCTGGACAAGAGAAATCACCGCTTTAAAACGAGCGAGTTTTGCAACACAAGATGCTGAGCTTGACCGAGTATTTGTAGAATACCGTGTATTGCGTTGTTGTATTGACCAAACAGGCTTAGGGGAGAAACCCGTAGAAGATGCTAAACGCCGTTTCGGTGAATACCGAGTTGAAGGGGTTATTTTCACCCAAACGAATAAAATGATGCTTGCTACCCTTGGAAAAGAAGTATTTGAAGATAAACGACTACGCATTCCGCAGGGAGATAAAGTATTACGAGAAGATTTGCATAAGCTCAAAAAGGTGACTGGAGCTAATGGTCAGCCACGCTTTGTTGCAGAACGAGATAGTCAAGGTCACGCAGATAGAACTTGGGCTTGTTTCTTAGCGTTGTATGCGGCATCTGATGTGAAGCAACCTGTTGCACCACTAGCACGCAAACCACGTCGTAGCCAGCAACTTTCTGAAGGTTATTAGGATATGAAAAATAAAAAAGACTTAATCAGCGAAATTGCCACTCGTGCAAGAAGTTTTGACCATTGGGCAACGGGGTATCATCTGCCGAACCCTGATCCTATTCTCAAAAAAATGGGGAAAGACATTGCTGTTTATCGTGAATTACTATCGGATGGGCAAGTTCGTTCAGGTGTCCGTCGCAGAAAGGCGGCAATTAAAGGCTTAGAGTGGCGAATTACGACCACGAATAATGAAAAAGTTGATGAGCAACTTTATCAAGTATTTAACCGCTTGCCATTAAATAACATCATCACCGAAATGCTAAACGCTTCGCTGTTTGGTTATCAAGTTTCTGAAGTGATTTGGGCGGAGCGTGATGGTTTGATTGTGCCAGCTGAAATTATCGGTAAAAAGCCCGAATGGTTTGTGTTTGATGAAGACAATCAGCTTCGCTTTCGTACCAAGGAGCATTGGATTGATGGAGAGTTACTGCCTGAGCATAAATTCCTTTTAACTACGCAAGAAGCGACCCAAGACAACCCATACGGCTTAGGCGATTTATCGCTGTGCTTTTGGGCGGCAACCTTTAAGAAAGGCGGTTTTAAATATTGGTTAGAGTTTACCGAAAAATACGGCTCGCCGTGGCTTATCGGTAAACACCCTCGCACGACATCAGAGCCTGAAAAAGATCGTTTGGCTGATAGCCTAGAAGCAATGATAGGAACAGCCATTGCAGTTATCCCTGATGATGCCAGCGTGGACATTGTGGAGTCCGCAGGTAAAGGGGCTTCTAGCGACAGTTACGAGAAGTTCTTAGCGTTCTGTAAAGGTGAAATCAATATTGCGTTATTGGGGCAAAACCAAACGACAGAGCAAGAAAGTAATCGTGCATCGGCTACCGCAGGGCTTGAAGTGATTGAAGATATTCGTAACGATGACAAGGCAATGCTTGAAGCCACTTTCAACACCTTGTTGCAATGGATTTGTCACTATAACTTCAATGTCGAGCAGTTGCCTACATTTGAGTTTTTTGAGCAAGAAAGCATAAATACCGAGCAAGTTGAGCGTGATGAGAAGCTACACCGAATGGGTGTGCGGTTTACGAAGCAATACTTTATGCGTGAATATGGCTTTGAAGATGGTGATATTGAGCTACAAGCGGTGAGTTCGACGGTAAATTTTGCAGAACATCACCATCACGAAACAGAAATGGATCGGATTGTCAGCCAAATGGGTGAACTTTCTCAGTATTCATTAAACGCTAATATTGCTCAAGTTAGAGCAAGACTTGATACCGCCGAGAGCCTAGAAGAAGCTCAACAAATTTTAGATGATATTTTGCCCCAGTTAGATTTTAGTGAATATGCACAACTGTTTGCCGAAGGGCTAACCACGGCGACATTGCGTGGTCGCTATGAAGTGAAACAGGAAGCCAAGCGATGAGCATTGTTGCACAACCCTTGCCATTTAGTGAGCAAATTGAATACTTCCGTAAGAAAGTAAATATCCCAACAGCAACCTACCTTGATATTTACGGCGAAGCCCACGACTATGCTTTTGTGGTTGCTGGAGCTCATACACAAGAAATCATCGGCGATTTTCGCCGTGCGATAGATGATGTGATTGATCGTGGTGGCACATTAGAAGAGTTTCGTAAGGTATTCGATGCCATTGCCGACAAACATAGCTGGGAATATAACGGCGGGCGAAATTGGCGTAGCCGTATTATTTATGACACTAATCTTTACGCCAGCTATAACCACGGGCGTTATATGCAACAGCGTGAACTTGCTGATGTAATGCCTTATTGGGAATATGAGCATAATGACTCAGCTCACCCAAGACCGCAACACGTTGCGTGGGACGGCTTAGTATTACGAGCAGATGATCCGTGGTGGGACTATCATTATCCAACCCGTGCATACGGTTGCCATTGTACTGTGCGAGCTTTAGATGATGTCGATCTCAAATATCAAAATAAAACCGTGCAACAAGCCCCTGAAATTGAGTGGGAAGAAAAGGTTATCGGACAGCGTTCAGGCAGTCCGAGAATTGTACGAGTGCCGAAAGGTGTCGATCCAAGTTTTGAACACCCAAAACGCCTTGTGCCTGTGCATAAGGTAGATGAAATTTTAATGCAGAAAATGGTTGAGGCTCCACCGCAGTTTGCCAGTTCTGCGGTGAGTAATGTCTTGAATTATGCCCCAGCGTTAGCCTTATTAAACCGTTCAATGAAAGAGATGGTGGATACGGTTGTCGCAGATAAAATGGCTCGTGGGCAGATGAAATATGTTGGCGTTATTCCCCGTGATGTAGTGAAAAAACTAGAAACGATGGAGCTTGCTCCACAGACCGCCGTGATTGCAGTGCGTGATGACGATATTCTGCACGCCTTGCGTGATGTGAAGCAAAGTAAAGGGATAAACCTACCGCTTGAGTTTTGGCAACAGTTGCCTGAAAAATTGCGTAGTCCGAAAGCGATTTTATTAGATAGTTCTCAAAAACTTAATGCACTGTTATTTGTGTATGACGAAGATGGAGCCAAAATAATCATTTCAATGGACTATAAAGTACAGGTGAAAAACAGTGTTACGAAGAAAAAGGAACGGATTGCACTGAATATGGTGACAACTGGCACAAAAATTAGCAATGCTCGTCAATGGGAAAGTTTGAAAGGCTATGAAGTCTTATGGGGCAATTTAGAATAATCCGCAGGTTTGCCTGATTCGAACAGGATCATACGGTAGTTGCCTAGCGTAACCTTTCCAGTAGGAAACCCCCTGCGGATAACCAAACTATACGCCTAAACTATTTTTTAATCAATAGGAACAATAATGATCCATATTAAACTCGATGCTGACCAAGCTCTCAGAGGCTTACACCGTACAGCCCAAAACTTGCAACAGGGTAAAAAGCTCTTTGGGGTATTAGGTGAAACGTTACGTTCAATTCACAAAGACCGTTTTGAGAAAGAACAGGCTTCACCTGATGGAGAAAAGTGGACACCATTATCGGCAAAATATCAGGCTAAAAAACGAAAGAATGCCGATAAAATTTTAATTCACGATGGCTATTTGAGAAATTTACTCCGCTTTCAAGCGACTAATGAAGGCGTAACCTTTGGAAGTGATCGCAAGTATGCTCGCTTACATCACTTTGGCAGTAATAAAGCCAGTGGCAAAGGTTCAGGTATTCCTGCTCGCCCTTGGCTTGGCGTAAGTAAGAAAAATGAAGGCTACTTGCTGGCAAAAACTGAACATTTTTTACGAAATGTGATTGGTCATAGCTAAATTTCAAAAATAACGCCTAAAACGCCCGATTTAGCGTTTTATTCTTTTTTCAATAAATGATAGCTCGATACAAATTTAAGGCGTTTATAAACACCTGTAAACGCCTTAAATCGCATATTACACTTCTCTTACTTGTCTATTTTATTTTTGCATTCCTTAAACTAGTTTAAAAGCCGAAAACACGCTCTTTTTTCATAATGCTTATCGAAACGGAGGCATTATGAATCTAATCGAAATTTTCAAAGCTGGCACTCGTAAAGATGCCAATGGCACAGAAGTCACTATTACTGTTGCCGACCTAAAACAAGCCGTAGAAAGCTATAACGTGGAATTTCACGAAGCCCCTGCGGTGATTGGTCACCCTGAACATAACCGCCCTGCGTATGCGTGGGTAAAACGTCTAGAACTGGAAGGCGATATTCTCAAAGCGGAACTTGACCAAATCGATCCTGAATTTGCCGAGATGGTGGATAAAGGGCGGTTTAAGAAAGTGTCTGCTTCATTCTATCTCGCCAATAGTCCGAATAATCCTAAACAAGGCTCGCTCTATTTACGCCACGTTGGTTTTTTAGGGGCGATGCCACCTGCAGTAAAAGGACTTCGTAACCCTGATTTTGCCGAAGGCGAAGAAGGTGTAGTGGATTTTTCAGACTGGACGGAAGCATCTCTATGGCGACGTTTGCGTGATTGGATTATTGGCAAGCACGGTCAGGAAGAAGCCGATAAAGCCCTGCCTGATTATTTGGTATCCAGCATTCAAGAAGATGCTGTGCGTGAAGATATGAAACGCTTTTATCAAGTCCCTGAGTCTAACCCTATTTTTAATGAACCAAAGAAACCTGAAGGAGAACGTCAAATGTCAATGACACCCGAAGAAATTGCAGCAATGCAAGACGAAAATGCCCAGCTAAAAGCTGAAAAAGCTCAAGCTGAAGCAGATAAAGTTGCCGAAAAACTGGAAGCAACCAAGGCGGACAATGCGTCCTTTTGTGAAAACTTAGTCACTCAAGGCAAACTTGCCCCTGTTGCAAAAGACGCTGCTCTTGCCTTGCTTAACTGTTCGGCAACGATGGCAAGCGGTCAAGTCGTGAATTTTAACGAAGGGGAATCTATTCACAGCTTAACCAAAAAGTTCTTAGAAACCCAACCGCAAGTGGTGCAGTTTGGTGAAGTGGAGACGAAAGAGAAAGCTTATGAAGGTGAGCCTGATACCGTCAGTTATGCTGAAGGAACTGATCCAAATTCCATTGAAGCAGACCAGAAAATTCGTGCTTACGCCAAAGAAAAAGGGGTGAGTTACACCGAAGCATTTAACGCTATTTACAAATAAGGAGCCGAAATGACTACTCATAATTTACAAAAACTCCGTGTGCAAGACCCTGTTTTAACAGAACTCGCACAAGGCTATCACAACAACGAACTTGTTGGCGAAACCTTAATGCCAACAGTAGAGATCGAAAAAGAAGCAGGAAAAATTCCCAAATTTGGTCGCCTTGCTTTCCGTTTACCTACCACCGTGCGTAGTTTGCGTGGCACATCTAACCGCTTAGATCCTGAAGATATTACAGCGATTGATGTTTCACTCGAAGAACACGATGTGGAATATGCCATTGACTATCGTGAAGAAAATGAAGCGATTTTCTCTCTCCGTCAATTTGCCTTAAATACAACGCAAGATGTGATTGCTTTAGGTCGTGAGAAAGAAGTGGCAACGCTTGCTTTAAATGAAAGTAAATACGATACCGCAAACAAAATTGCATTAAGTGGTACATCAAAATTCACCCATAAAGATGCTGATATTTTTGGCATTTTTGATACAGGTATTCGAGCGATTAAACGCTCTATTGGGCGTAAGCCAAATGTTTGTGTGATTGCAGGTGATGTTTGGGCTGCACTTAAAGAGCATCCAAAAGTAATTGAAAAATTGAAATATTCACAAGTTGCTATCGTGACACCTGAAGTGTTTGCGAAATTGATTGGTATTGATACCGTCAAAATTGGTGAAGCAGTCTACGAGCACGAAAGCCAACTCAAAGACATTTGGTCTGATGCGGTTGTTTTAGCTTATGTTGCCCCACGCTCAGCACAAGGTAAAGGTACGGTTTATGAGCCATCTTATGGCTACACCGTCCGCCGTAACAAGGGTTTATTTGTCGATACATATAAAGAAAACGGTGGCAAGATTGAAGTAGTTCGTACCACCGATATTCACAAACCACATTTAGTAGGGGCTTCTGCAGGCTACTTAATTTCAAAATGTATCTCAGCCTAAGTGATGGGGAATTTCCCCATCATACTCTGAAATACCATTACACATAGGGAAACAAACAATGAAAGCCAAAGTAAAACATACTGCATTGTTACATAACGGTAAACGTTATGAAGTAGGTGATGATATTGAGCTGACCGAACAGGAAGCTAAGGGTTTAGCTTATTACCTTGAATTAATAGATAGTAAAGCTGAAGAAAACAACGTAGAAACCACTAAGGTGGAAGATACAGCAAAGGCTGATGAAGCTACAAAAGTACAAGCTGAAGCTACCGCTATTGCCGATGAGTTAGATGCTAAAGAAGCGGAAGCTACGGAAAAAGCGACTAAAGAAAAGGCAAAAAATAATGTACATCACCGCTGATGAGTTAATTGGCTCTTTTAGTAAGCAGATCTTAGTTCAGCTCAGTAATGACGACCACAGAGCGACGGACGTGAATATGGCTGTGGTGGAACAGGCAATTCAAACGGCTTGTGAACGTATTGATGCGTCACTGCGTAGCCGTTATGCCTTACCCCTTACTCAAGTGCCAACAATGATTAACTCGCACGCCTTGTACCTTGCTCGTCACTGGCTTTACACTCGCCGTGCAGAAATGAAAATGCCTGAAACGGTGAAGGACACCTACGCTCAAGTGATTAAAGAGCTAGATGCCATTGCTAAAGGTACGTTACATCTTGGTTTAGCCAATGCAGAAGATGTGAGTGAAACAGGCGATTTATTGCCTGACGTGGGCGAATATGCGGTGCGAGCCAAACAACAAATAGACACAGGGGGTTACTAATGTCTGCCACCTTGCCGATTTTGACCGAGTTTGAAACTCGCTTGAAAACGCAGTTTCCCGATTGGGATATTCAGCTAATGCCTGATGACCCTAGCCACTATTTTCTGTCGCACCCAAACGGTGCGGTCTTGATTAGTTATGCTGGGTCAAAATTTAGCGAGCCACGCTCTACGTCGGTAATTACGCAAACTCGCAAGGTGCATATTGTCTTTACGGTGTTAAGTCGCAACTTGCATAACGACTTTGGTGCTTTGCAGTTTTTAGATGAGTTACGGCTTTCCGTAGTTGGCTTTCAACCGATAGACTGTACGCCAAGCTGGTTAGTTGAAGAACAGTTTGATGAGCAAGATAGCGGTGTGTGGATTTACCAGCTGGTTTTAGCCACAGAAACGTTGCAAATTCAACGGCTACAAGCGGTCGATTTAGAGCCGAAATTTACCACGTTTATTGCTAGATAAGAGCATCAGCCCCTTGATGCCCGTTTAAAACCCAAATCATAGGAGAATATTATGTCTCAATTCCATCACGGTACAGAAACCAAACGAGTTAAAGGCGGTTCTGTGCCTGTTCATACCGTCGATGGTGCTATTATCGGCATCATCGGCACCGCCGCTGTTGGTGCAGTGAATGAGCTGAAATTGTGTATGACCAAAAAGGATTTTGCACAATTCGGCAATGTGTTAGATCGTGGCTATACCTTGCCAGATGCCTTAGATATTATTAGCCGTTATCAAGCAGGGCAAGTTTATGTGGTCAATGTGCTAGACCCAGCTAAACACCGCACGACGGTTTCAAGTGAAAATTTAACCTTAGATAAAGACCGCCTAACCGCAACCTTAGCATACGCTGGAGTGATTGAATTAAGTCTTAGTCATAGTTCAGGCTCGCTGACAAGTGGGCAAGATTACACCGCCGATTTATTGACAGGTGAAATCAAGTTTCATCGTATGTTAGAAAATGTGACTGCGACTTATACCTATGCAGACCCAACCAAAGTCACGGAAGCGGATATTAAAGGTGCGATTGATACAGGCACAGGCAAACGTACAGGCTTTGAAATGTTGCGTGCTGGTTTTAACTTGTTTGGTAGTGATGCCAAGATTTTACTCTGCCCACACTACGACACTCAAGCAACAATGGCAACGGCACTAGAAACCCTAGCAAGCCAACTCAATGCGATTGCTTATATCCAAGCTCCACAAGGCACAACCCTTGCAAAAGCCTTAGCAGGACGTGGCACGGAAGGGCAAATTAACTTCAAGACTTCAAGTGACCGTACACATTTATTCTTCCCACACGTTGTGGGTGAGCGTAATACCCTTGAAAGCCTTGCGACCCACGCTGCAGGTTTGCGTATGCGAACTGACGTTGATTTCGGCTATTGGTTCTCAACATCTAATCGTCAATTAAAAGGCGTAATTGGGGTTGAAATTCCGCTGACCGCTCGTGTTGATGATATTCAATCAGAAACTAACCGCTTGAATGCGGTGGGAATTACGACGGTATTTAACAGCTATGGCACAGGCTTCCGCTTGTGGGGTAACCGCCTAGCTAATTATCCAACGGAAACCCATATTGTCAATTTTGAAGTGGTACAACGTACTGCAGACTTAATTGATGAATCTCTTCGTCGTGTAGAGTCGCAATTTATTGACTTGCCGATTGATGATGCCTTGCTAGATTCATTACTAGGTACGATTGAAACCTATATGGGTACATTACGTTCTATTGTTGGTTTTGAAGTCTGGCTTGATCCTGATGCAGATTTAGTTGATGCCTTTAGTAAAGGCAACGTGCCGATTAAATATAAGTTCACGCCAAAAATCCCAGCGGAACGCATCACGAATACGTCCGAAGTCACTCGTGAGTTCTTAATTAATTTAACCAGTCGTGGAGGTAATTAATGAGTGCAATTATTCATCAAGTTGATAATGCCAACGTCTATCTTAATGGCGTGAGTTTTATCGGTAAAGCCAAAAGCGTTAAATTGCCAGAGTTTAACCCTGTGATGGTTGAGCATAAAAATTTAGGCTTAGTTGGCACAATCAATTTACCGTCAGGGGTGGAAGCTCTTGAAGGTGAAATTGTCTGGGACGGCTACTATCCTGAAGCAATGGCTATCGCCCTGAATCCGTTCAAAACTGCACAGCTGATGGTGCGTGGTAATGTACGAGTATTCAATGCCACAGGTCGAGCGGCTGAAGTACCGTTAGTCATCATCATTAACGGCAGTTTCAGTAAAATTGGCAACGGCGAATACAAACAAAATGAAGCGGCAGAATATGCGATGACTTATAAAGCACATAGTATTAAGGCAAGCATTGATGGTAAAGAAGTGTTGTATTACAACGCTTTCACCAATGAATACCGTGTAGCAAGTGAAGATGTGTTGTCGCAATATCGTAAGAATGTTGGGCAGTAATCTTTAAAGTAGTTTAAAAGCAGTTTAAACGCCCTTTTAATAAACTCCTTAGTGAAGTTAAACAATAACCCACTAAGGAGTTTTTTATGTCTGAAAAGTTAAATGATCTACTGATTTTTGCCACGGTGAAACTAGATTACCCCATCAAAGACGGTCACGGTAATGAAATTACTGAACTCAAAATCCGTCGTGCAAAAGCGAAAGATATTCGCAATGCACAAAGTCAAAAAAATGATGCAGACCAAGAATTTTATCTAATTTCCATTCTAACAGGCTTGGTAATGGACGATATTGGTGAGTTAGATATTGCGGATTATCAACAGGTGCAAAATGCATTAAAAGAAATGCAAAAGGGAAAGTCAGCTTAGAGCAACTTGATGCGGTATTGGCAGATTTAGCTTGGTGGTATGGTTGGCAACCGAGTGAACTAGACGAGTTTACGTTGGATGAGATTCAAAAATGGTATAACCAAGCAGATAGACAGGTCAAAGCTAGATATACAAAAGCCGCTTTATAGCGGCTTTCTGTTTAATGTTTAGGTTGAAAAGAGAGATGGCTTTCAGTCTTATCTTCTGTTACGCCTAACGGCATTTTGCCTCCATTTTGATAGTTGGGTTGTAATTTTCGTTGCCGTCTATGCTTATCCCATTTAATCATTCGGTAGGCGAGCCATACAAATAAGACTCCCCAAAGCCAAGGGGAAAAAGCAACACCTACATAGGCAAAAATAGCGAACCCAATCAAGCTGAAGATAACACTTAAGAGTGAAACGATCATATTTTTAAAGGCTTGACTTCTTAAATCCTATTAAAAGTTGTTTTTGCATATCACGCAAAATAGGATTTTTAGCTTGCAAAAATTTAGGTAGCTTATGTGGTTTTAACCAAGACTGAATATAGTTGTTAGCCCAAGCTAAGACAATAACTGTAACAATGATACCTGTTATTACAGGAATATAAGTAACAGCAAATGTAATACCAATAAGTGTCAAAATACTAATAAAGAACAAACCAACGACAGTAAATACATTATCCAAAAATTTAAACAACATATTTTCCTCCGAACTATTGCTTTTAAGGAACTATAAATTATGTCATCAAATTTAGCAATATCTTTAGTTATTGGGGCTTCTGTTGGTGGTGCAGTAAGTGCATTACGGGGCTTAAAGAACGAGTTAAATATACTCAAAGATACTGCCTTATCTACACCTGCAAAGCTAGGTGCATTAGGTTCAGGGATAGTAAAAGGCTTTGGTGGTGCTATATCTACCACAACAGCAATAGGCTCATCTATTATGGGTATTGCTCAACCAGCTATTCAATTTGAAAGTGCAATGGCAGATGTTAAAAAAGTAGTGAACTTTGATACACCCGAACAATTTAAGGAAATGGAGAAGGACATCCTTGAATTAACCCGTACAATCCCAATGGCAGGAGAAGAAATCGCAGCTATTGTAGCAGCAGGAGGGCAGGCAGGTCTTGCTCGTAAGCATTTATTGGGGTTTGCCACAGATGCTGCAAAAATGGGAGTTGCTTTTGATATGGCTGCTGGTGATGCAGGTACAGCAATGGCAACAATGGCAAATGTACTTGGGAAACCGATTTCTGAAATGGCAAAGTTTGGTGATGCCATTAACTATCTCTCTGACAATGCTAACTCAAAAGCCGCCGATATTGTGAATGTTATTACTCGTGCTGGTTCTGATACGAGAATGTTAGGACTGTCTGAAAATCAAGCTGCTGCACTTGGCTCTACATTTCTATCAATGGGTAAAGCTCCTGAGTTAGCTGCACAAGCAATAAAAGGAATGACATCTGCTTTTGCTGAATTAAAAGCAGGCAAACATCAAGAAGAATTAAAAGCCCTTGGTTTTACGACAGAATCATTTGCAGCTGCAATGAATAAAGATGCTCAAGGGGCAATTACTAGTTTTATTGAAAAAGTAAAAAATTACCGAAAGATAAGCAATACCCACTTTTAGCTAAAATGTTTGGTAAGCAATATGCCGATGATGTGATGTTATTAGCTCAAAATACTGGTGAATATAACCGTCAGTTACAATTGCTCCAAGAAACAGATAAAAATGGTGAGTTGAAATATCTTGGTTCAATGCAACGTGAATTTGAAAGCCGTAGTTCAACAACAGAAAACAACTTACAACTCTTAAAAAATAGTTTCTCTGAGATTGGCGTAACCATTGGAGCTAAATTTCTGCCTCTTATCAATAATATTGTGAATGACATCAAGCCTATTGTGTATAGTGTTGTTGAATGGATAGGAAAGAACGAGCAATTAGTAAATCAAGTATTACTTGTTGGAGCTGGGCTTGCGACAGCTTCCGTTGGCTTCTTTGCATTAAAAGGTGTCCTTTCTAGTATTGCATTTGTCACTTTTGGAGCTTATAAAACATTTGTTGGCTTTTTTCAGATTGGATGGGCTTTAGTTCGTGTTAGTACATTACTAACGCTTAAGGTATTAGATCTTGGTATTTCTTTCGCTAAATTATTTATCAAGATTAATTTAGGTATTATGAAAGGCTTTGTTTCTATCTTGAAAGGAACGCTATCGATCACATTTGCTCTTGGAAAAGCTCTTGGTGGAATACTATTAAATGCAGTCTTAGGTATTGGAAAAGCATTTCTGTTTTTAGGTAGGGCAATGTTGGCAAGTCCTGTTGGTACATTAATTGCCATTGGTACAGTTGCATTATTAGTTTATCAATATTGGGAACCCATTAAAGGTTTTTTCCTTAATCTATGGACAACTATTAAGCCTTATTTTGATAATTTCAGTCAGTTTGTCAGTAATCTTTGGAATGGTATTTCAGGAATTTGGTCGTCTGTATGGGGTGGGATAAGTAACTGGTTTTCAGGCTTATGGGAAAATCTCAAGAGTTTATTTAGTGGTAACTTTTCTGCTCTTGGTAACATTATCCTTTCTTTTAATCCTCTAGCTCTATTCACTACGATTTTTACTTCAGTATTAAATTGGTTTGGGATTGATTTACCTGCAAAATTTAGCAATTTTGGTAAAAACATCATTGACGGTTTAGTCAATGGTATCAGCAATGCGTGGAATTTAGCTAAAGAAAAAGTTAGTGAATTAGGCAATGGTATTAAAGGTTGGTTTGCAGAAAAATTAGGGATCCATTCCCCTAGCCGTGTATTTAAAGGCTACGGTGTCAATGTAGTGGAAGGCTTAGTGATTGGTATGGATAAGGCTCAACCTCTTGCAACTGAAGCCAGCCAACATCTTTCAAATGCAGTGACATTTGAACCTGTTTTAAATACGGTTGAAACGATATTTAAACCAACCTTAATCAAGGAAAAAGGCTTCTTTGGTAGTTTATGGGACGATATTCAATTCGGGGCGAATATGGTCGGCAATCTATTGGGCTTAAATCAACCTACGGATTTACGCACGCCGTCTTTTAATCCTCAAGCAAAAGACGGTGGTTTATTTGCAGATTATCAACCCTTAAATAGAAATGAAGTAGCCAATACCGCAACAACCCATAATCAAGGGATTACGGTGCATTTTAGCCCTAATATCACGATCTCAGGTTCAACCCCTGCCCCTGATTTAAAAGAACAGTTATTGCAAGCGTTAAATGATCCTGCAATGTTATACAGCTTGGAGCAACTGCTTAATCGAGTAAACGACCAATTCGGACGGAGAGCTTACTAATGGCAAATTATGCATTACTCGGCAATATTGCCTTTGATTTATTAAATGCCCCATCAGCCTTTGATGAGCGTCGTTCGGCAACCTTTGCAGAACACGCTGTGTTATCGGGTAAGCCGAAACTTCAGGCAATGGGCGATAATCTTACCGATATTACCTTACAACTGAAGTTACATCATCAACTTGCCCCAGTGGAGCAACGCTATCAAGCGTTAGTTACTGCAAAAGAGAAACAGGAAGCCCTTGCTCTTGTGTTAGGTTTTTCACGGTTCAAAGGGCATTTTGTGATTACAGATTTGAGTAGCTCCGTCCTATTTAGTGATGCCAAAGGCAACGCCCTTGCCCGTGAAGTGTCTGTGAGCTTGCGTGAATTTGTTGGCAATACCAGTCAGGGCTTGTTGGGTTCTGCGTTGTCAATTGGTGGATTATCTCCCCTTGCATCTATTTTGCCGAAAGAGCTGACCCAATTTGTCAGTAAAACGGCTCAGCTAGTCAATAAGGGGGTGCAAGTGTATCGCCAAGCACGGCAAGCGATTGATGATGTCCGCAATACGGTAGCCGTTGTGCGTGCTTTAGCCCATAACCCTTTAGAAGCCTTAACACAACTGCCTACTTTATTGGGTAGCTTAGGTGCATCTACTCAAGGTTTGGCTGAGATGGTGGGGCTTGGTCATAGCTTTGGCATACTTACACAAGGGATAACAGGGGCTATGCCGTTTTTAAATGGCTTGGCTGAGCTGAGTGAAACCTTGCGTACCGCTCAAACTGAATTTAGTCGTGGTTTGGGGCAGAATAATTTGGGTGCGTGGTTTGATCTAGGTGTGAAGGCGATTGATGAAGCTGATGAAATGGCTCAATCAATGGCAAAACCTGCGGCACATCTAACCGCTTGGATTGCTTTACGCAGTGATACGCCACAGCCGAAGGAGAATGTTGATGAGTAGCGTAATCGAACATCAAATTAAGGCAGGTGAACGCTGGGATTTACTTGCTTATCGCTATTACGGCGATGTGGGTGAAATAAGCCGTTTAATCGATGCCAATCCCCATATTCCGTTTTGTGAAGTATTACCGATGGGACAGACATTGTTTGTGCCTGTGATTGCGGTCAAAGCCACGTCACAGGCAGATCTCCCACCTTGGATGCAGGAGTAAGCAATGCAAGTACAAACACCTACCTTTGAGCTGTTTTACGGCAAAACGGTCATTACACATAACATCAAGCCCCATTTGATTAGTCTAACTTATACGGATTATTTAAGTGACCAATCTGATGAGCTACAAGTCACCTTTGAAGATATTGAGCAGAAATGGATTGGCTCTTGGTTTCCGACTCAAGGCGACGAACTGAAACTGCATTTAGGGTATTTGGGCGAGTCGTTAGTCAATTTAGGCTCGTTCGAGTTAGACGAAATTGATTGGTCAAAAGTCAAAGGCAGTGGTTCGGTGGTGACTCTACGAGCCTTAGCAACAGGGATTAGTAAATCTAATCGTACATTAAAGCCAAGAGCCTATGAGAATACTACCCTTGCGGACATTGTGCGAAAAGTAGCAAAAAATTTGAAACTCAATGTTACGGGAACAGTCGCCAATATCCCAATAAAACGGGTTACGCAGTATCAAGAACGAGATGTAGAGTTTTTAACTCGCCTTGCCCACGAATACCATCACAGTTTTAAGATTGTGGGTAAAACCGTAGTGTTCACCACAATGGAGAGCCTTGAAAATCGTCCACCTGTGACGGTATTGGATTTTTCACAAGTGCTGTCGCTACGGCTTCGAGATCGTATTAAAGATGCGGTGCAGAAGGTTGAAGCGGTAGGACTGAATGCCGATAGTAAAAAAACGGTGAAATCCGAAAAAAGCAGTAAGCCTAAACGCCCTACGAAAAAGCAATCTAAAGCCAGTAATGCAGATACCTTGAAAATTGTGACTCGTGGTGAAAGCCAAGAGCAGATAAAAGCTCGTGCAGATGCGGCTCTTGCTGAACAGAATGATGACCAACAAGCAGGTAATATTCAGGTGATTGGCAATCCTAAGTTAGTCGCAGGTAATACAGTGTTATTGACAGGCTTTGGAATGTTTAGTGGCAAATATTTAATTAAATCCGCTCGTCATAGCTACACCAAAAATCAGGGCTATGTAACCGATCTTGATGTTCGAATGTTGGAATTTATTGAAGATTTACCGACCGCAAGCGGTCTGATTTAACAGGAATTTTGCAAATGAAGAAAGCTGTCGTTACCCATAACTTTGGGGCAACCTATCAAGAAGGTTTTGTAAGTCAAGTCGATCCTAAAAATCACCGTGTCAAAGTCAAAATTCCAACGTTGGAAGATTTTGAAACTGCGTGGTTGCCATTTTTTACCATCAATGCAGGCGGTAATCAGTTTTACGGTTTGCCAGACGTGGGTGAATTGGTGGCGATGATTTTAGATGCAAGGGGCGAAGGTGGGTATGTTCTTGGGGCGATTTATAATAGTGAAGATCCAACACCTGTTACAGATAGTGAAATCTGGTTACATAAATTCAAAAATGGCACGGAAATTTCTCACGACCGAAGCTCTGGCAATGTGATTGTTAAAACCAGCGGTACAGTCACCGTCACCGCTGCTCAGGCAGTGGTGAATGCCCCGACTGAAATCAACGGTGATACGGTTGTTAATGGCAGTTTACACGCCACGGGTGCAATTACCTCTGCGACCGAAGTCTCTGCACCAAGTGTAAAACAAGGCACCGTTTCGCTCGGTTCTCACGTGCATACTGGGGTGGAAAGTGGTAATAAAACATCAGGTACCCCTAAAGCCTAATCAATCTTTAAAGTAGTTTAAAAGCCCATCTTCGTCATAGCCGTTACACTCACGGCTATGAATACACATACACTTCAACATACACATTGGCAAATTGCCCCTGAAGGCGTTGAGAGCATTCAGGGGGAAGATGATTTACACCAGTGCATTATTAACATCCTTTCTACTCGTAAAGGGAGCGATGTATTACGCCCTGATTTTGGCTCAAATCATTTTGAATATATTGATCAGCCCTTCGATATTGCCGTGCCAAATATGGTTCGGGAAATTTTTGTGGCGATTGATAAATGGGAAAAACGAGTGGTAGTACAAGAAGTGCAAATTAGTGGTGAAGCACCGCATTTTTTCTTTAATGTGAAATGGTGCGTTGCTGAAGATATTGAACGTCAAATTTATGCAACGGAGTTTGATTATGGAAATAAATAGTCGTTATGACATTACCGTTGTGCCTGAAGATGTTAAGCAGATTCTTGCTGAGACTATCGCAAAATATGAACAAGATACAGGCAAAGTATTACAACCTGCTCATATTGAACGCTTGATTATCAACGTTTATGCCTTTCGTGAAATGTTGGTGCGTAAAGGGATTAACGAAGCATTTCGTCAAACCTTTCCGCAAACGGCAACGGGGATTGCGTTGGATTTGTGTGGTGAAACATTAGGTTGTTATCGCTTAAAAGACAAAGCGGCTCGTTGTGTTCTGCGATTTAGCGTACAAGGTGAGCACTCATCTATTTTAATTCCTAAAGGGACTCAAGTTGCTATTACTGATGATCTGTATTTTATTACGCTAAATGATGATGTGATTACACCTTTGATTTCTTACGTTGAAATTGAAGCAGAATGTAATAAGAAAGGGCTGATTGGTAATGAATGGGAAATTGGTCGGATTAAAAATCTCAGAACATCACTTAATACGACCGCCACACTTGAAGTCACTAATATTGATAGACCTAGTGGTGGTTTAGTTGAAGAAAACGACGATGACTACCGCAAGCGGATTCTTGCAGCACCTGAAGCATTTAGTTCTTGTGGCTCTATTGCTGCTTATGACTACCATGTTAGATCGGTGTCGCAAGATATTGCCGATGTCAATATTGCCACCCCTAAAGGTGGGCTTGTTCGTATCACGGTATTAACTAAAACAGGCTTACCCGATACACGTTTATTAAACGACATTAAAAAATATGTTAGTGCAGAGAAACTACGCCCATTGTGCGATACCGTTGAAGTGATTGCTCCGACCAAACGAGATTATCAAATTCAAGCAGAATTGATTTTACTTGATGGTTATCGTGAAGATATTGTGAAAACCAAGGCTCGTGATGCAATGCAGTTATATCTTTCAGATAAAACTAAAAAGCTCGGTATGGATATTGTACCGAGTGCCATTATTTCGGTATTGCGTGTTGATGGCGTATATGATGTGAATTTAATTTCACCGACAAAAACAATCATTGCTGAAAATGAATGGGCAAACTGTACTGCATTGCGAATCGAAGTAAAAGAGGAACGCAGTAATGGCTAAGTTAGTATACCCCGACATCATTGTAAATGACCCTAAATATGTAGCTTTAGCGAATTTGAGCAATCAGTTAGATCATTTAAACCAAGCCAAAATTATGACAACAATAGTGGAATTACTAGGTGATGAATTTATTCCACTGTTGGCAGAAAAATGGAGTGTCACAGGTTATGACGGTGAATTTGTTGCAGAAGATAATGACTCTAAACAGGCTTTAATTCGCAATGCGATTGAATTACACCGTAGAAAAGGCACACCTAAGGCAATTCGAGATGTGTTACGTTCGCTAGGTTTTGGGGAAATTGAAATAGATGAGGGGCTCAAGGACAGAATTTATGAAAATTCTAATGTCGTCAATATCCCAGCAAATGAACGTTGGGCTCATTATGCTATTCGATTAAGAGAACCAGTCACTAATGACCAAGCAACTAATATTCGAAAAATTATGCGTAACTTTGCCCCAGCAAGATGTGTATTAGCAGTACTAGATTATAAAGCCGTTCCCCTTAGATATAACAAAAAAGCTCGTTATAACGGCAAATATAATCACGGTTCAAATTAATTCAACAAAGGACAAAAATAGAAATGGCAGGCTTAAACGAAACAGCAAAATGGGAAAGAGAAGTCTATCAAATTGAAGAAGACGATCCTGTGCTTGGTGGTGTGGAAGGCGTGACTAACAAGCCCCTTAAGCATCTTGCTAATCGTACTTTATATTTAAAACAAGTCCTTGAAGCTGCAGGACAAAAACTGATGCCTAAAAAACTGACAGCAACAACTCGCAACACTGCTGATAATACAGGGCATACTCACGAGATTGATCTCGCAAGTACCACAACCAAAGGGCTTGTTCAACTCACCAACGACACAGGACTAGACTCTGAGTCATTGGCATTAACCGCAAAAGCAGGTAAATCCATTGCTCAGTCTGTGGCACAGTTGCAACTTAGTACAACGAATGCACTCAATCAAAAAGTCAATAAAACGGATATCAGTAACGCTGTCAATTCAACATCTCAAACTACGGTAGCATCGTCGCAAGCGGTCAAAACGGCTTATGATTTAGCTAATAGCAAATACACAGCTCAAGATGCCAGCCCAACCCAAAAGGGCTTGGTGCAACTCGCCAATAACTTAACCACCAATGATGCTACAAAGGCGTTGACGGCAGCACAGGGAAAAATCTTAAAAGATGAGATTGATAGGATTGAGATTGGGGGGCGGAATTTAATTAAAAATTCTCGTCTATTAAACGACACTACCCACTGGAATGTAATTGGTGGAAGAGATGTTAGAAATGGAATCGCAGTTTTAAAAAGTTTAGATACATCGAGACAATGGTGCTGGAGACAAACTTTTGATTTGCCTGAGAAGCAATATACATTTAGTGCTGAGGTCAAACCCGAAAGAACTGCGTTTTATCTCCATCTGTACAATGGGAAGAGCTGGGTTAATTTTCATGCAAGAAATTTGACTCCAGGCATATGGCAAAAAATATCGATTACCTTCGTCAGTGCGATAAGAAACATTTCATTCATTAATCCAGGTGAAGGACTTGTAGAATTACAAAATCCTATGCTTGTCGAAGGCAATAGAGCTATGACTTGGGCTCCAGCGCCCGAAGATTTAACCGAAGAAGCGCTTAATAGTGCCCGTCAAAACTATGTTGCCAAAGCTGGGGACACAATGACTGGTCCATTGAATATTAACCACGCGAATTCGTATCTCAGAGGAAAGAACAACGGCGTTGATGACTGGTTTGTTGGACGAGTCAGAAATAATGATAACGATGTTGCACTGGTATCCTACCAGTATAACACAGGTATACACCTCAAGTCCGACAGAGTTGAATCGAACAAACCTATCTATCGAGGCAATCACCTCGTGTTTGACGAAGGAAATTTGCTTCCCGTTCGACAGATTGATTTGCGTTCTATTGCTAATGGGCAAATATCTTTCCAAGATGCTACGCCTGCGCAGTTACCGCTTGGAGCTTTCGTGGGGCTATCTAAAAAATCTCACTTGAATGGTGCGGGCGATGGCTGGATGATGATTAACAAAGGCTGGCCAGATAACTCAGGAGTATTTGCTTGCAATCGTATTGGTATTTCGGGCGATAGAATACGCTTCCAAACTGCAAATAATCTTAATGCTTGGGGGAATACCATTGAGCTGGCCAATCTCAGTGATTTTATCTATCAAAAAATCGGCAACTTCGAAATTCGTAAATACCCTGATGGGATGATGATTCAAACCTATTTTTATGATGTAAATGATTTGAAAGAATGGGAAGAAAAGCAATTTACTTGGGCTGTCGCTTTTGCTGATAAACCTATGGTGATACCTAAAGTGGAGCATACCAATGGTATAAACAGCGATGTTGGTAGTGCTATTATGAGAAAAAGCACCAATGCTGTTTGTTATTATAAATTATATGAACACAACAGTGAGAATCAAGGTGACTGTCGAGTGCAATTTTTAGGTGTTGGTCGCTGGAAATAGGAGAATACAATGGCAATTTTTTATAAAGACGGTTTTTATAACAACGACCACGGCGGTTTTGTGCCTGAGGGCGCTTGTGAAATTTCGGCAGAAACCTACCGCTTGTTACTTGAAGGGCAAGCTCAAGGTAAGCTAATCATTGCCGATGATGAAGGGAACCCGATTTTAAGTGAGCCACCGCCGATACCTATTGAAGAACAACGCCAGAAAATTCGTGACGCCATCAACACCCTGCGAGATAAGAAAATCAACGGCGGTGTTTATGTGCCAGCGATTGACAAGTGGATTGATACCGATGCCACCGCTGAACGCAATATCTTGTCTGTCAAAGCGACGTTTGATTTATTCGGCGACCAAGAAATTCCGTGGACGTTCGCCGATAATTCGGTGGCGATGATTAATAAAGAAAAATTGTTAGTCATTTGGCAGGTGTTAATGGAAGCCAAAACGAACAATCACGCTAATGCCTTGAAGCATAAGGCGATGGTGGAACAATCTGAAAATCCGCTTGAATATGATTATTCGAGTGGGTGGACGCAGACTTATGGGGAATTTGCAGGAGCTGCAAATGAATAAAATCTACCTTGCACTCTACAAAGGCAATGCCAAAAACTGGCGTGAGCGGCTTGAAGATTGGTTGATTAGAAAGGCAACCAAAGGGCAATACTCGCATTGTGAAATTGCGATACATAGAAGTCGAATTTACGACCATTATCACCAAGAAGAGTGGTTTGAGTGTTATAGCTCAAGCCTCCGTGATGGTGGTGTGCGTTGTAAAATTATCAACGTATCTGACCGCTCTAAGTGGGATTTGGTTGAGCTACCAAATGTGACAGAGGCTCAAATTAGATTTTACTTTGAAATAACCAAAGGTAAAAAGTATGACCTTTGGGGAGCATTGGGTGTAGTGCTTGGATTTAAGCAACGTGGAGAACGGTTCTTTTGCTCTGAATGGTGTTTTAATGCGATTTTTAATAGCGAACAGGGCTGGCGATTTAGTCCGAATCAGTTGGCTGTGATTTTAAATAAAAAGGAGATGTTGCGATAATGGAAAAAGAGCAAAATACCGGCAAGCAAGCAAGCAAGCAAGCAAGCAAGCAAGCAAGCAAGCAAGCAAGCAAGCAAGCAAGCAAGCAAGCAAAAGTGTAGCCTACTTTAAACAGGCTCCACTACCATTTATTGGGCAGAAGCGTATGTTTTTAAAGCATTTTAGTCAAATCTTAAATGATAATATCGAAGGCGACGGCGAAGGCTGGACGATTGTAGATGTGTTTGGTGGTAGCGGTTTGTTATCTCATACTGCCAAACAACTCAAGCCACGAGCAAGGGTGATTTACAACGATTTTGACAACTATGCCGAACGCTTACAACATATCCCCGACATTAATCAATTACGCCAACAATTAGCGATTGCCCTTGCTGATTGCCCCAAAGGTAAGCGGTTAGATAAAGCGAAAAAATTACAACTGATTGAGATTATTGAAGCGTTTAAGGGATATAAAGACCCACATATTCTATGTTCTTGGCTATTGTTTAGTGGTCAGCAAGTGAAGAACCTTGAAGAGTTATATGCTCAAGATTTCTGGCATTGCTTACGGCAGAGCGATTATCCAAGTGCTGATGGTTATCTTGAAGGGGTGGAGATTGTTTGTGAGTCGTTTCATCAATTAGTGCCACGCTTCTCAGGTAAGGAAAAGGTATTGCTTGTCCTTGACCCACCCTATCTTTGCACCAAGCAGGAAAGCTATAAACAGGCAACCTATTTTGATTTAATTGACTTTCTAAGGCTTATTAATCTAACCAAACCACCTTATATCTTCTTCAGTTCAACGAAATCGGAGTTTATTCGATTTATTGAGTATATGCAGGAAGATAAAGTGGATAATTGGCAGGCGTTCGATGGAGCAAAGCGAATTGTAATCAATACGTCTACAAGTTATAGCGGCAAGTATGAAGATAACTTAGTGTATAAATTCTAAGAATAACGCCCTTTAAAATGAGTTTAAAGGGCGTTTAAATTTAATCTAATTCAGATAATAAACAATAAAACGGAGGTGCTGATGGGGCAAGGGTTGAGGTAAATTGTACAACGCTATCTTTGCGACCATCTTCAATAAAACGAATATCTAAGAATGCAAGGTTATACACAAAGGTTTGTCCCCGTCCATTTGGTAAGGTATATTGCGATCCGTCAATGGTAAAACGTTGTTCTTCTCTTACCGCAACTAAGGCTAACTCTAACATCATTTCTTGCTCAGTTCTCATTTTGAAGGTTGTCATTTTAGGCTCTCCTGTTTTGCTTAAGTGACGACAGGATTACTCTGTTAGCCCTGCATGGCAAGTTTAGTTTGCGTAAAAACAACTGAGTGCGGTGTATTTAGACTGGGGAGGTGTGGACGGCTGGGGTGGGGGCAATGTTATAAAGATATTTGCACTTTATTTTGCATAGCAATATGATTTTTATGCTATGCAAAATGTTTTGTGAAGTTATGCAGAAAATTTTGCGAGTTTATAAAACGAATTTCAAGCTGTTACGCACTAAATGCACAATGCAAAGCTGAATCTTCGTTTTAGATAACCAAGATGGTCGGTCAGTTCATCATTTAACGCGGCCTCGACGGTAATTTTCTTGAGCATCCGTGAAAATTGATTGAGGTCTTCTGGTGTTTTTAGGTTTTTGGCAAATTCCGCTGCCAAGGCGTGAAGTTGTTTTTCGTTCATAATAAAATACCTGTGTCTGAATGTATTATCTCAGAAACAGGTATTTACACAAATTGTGGGAGAGGCTCTCGGCTGAGTTTTTTTATTTCTCTATGTGTAATGCCTTTTCATTTTTTATTTCACATTATTCCGTTTAATTCAATTTTTTCCCTAATTTATCTTACTTATTTAATGATGGTTATGTTGGATTGGTTTAACTTGCAGAAACGCTCACACTTGTTTCGCTGACTTTATTCACAAGTCCTTTGCTGATTAAGTCGCCTGTCACAGTACCAGAAACAGTGTCCGCATTTAATGCACTACCTGTTAAGAGTGCATTACCACCTACATTGAGGTTCGCAGTTTCACTATTAACTACGGTACTTGTGTGGGTTTGATTGCGAATAACATTCACATCAAGGGAAGCACTGCCGCCATTTGGTGTCCATTTTTGTTCTGCTACACCACCATTTAATGAGAGTGTTGCATCTACGCCTGTTTTCTTCACATTATCCTGTAAAGCGGTTAAAGCAAGGTTGCCATTGCCACTGTTTAGGGTCACATTTTTCGCATCTGCTTGTACGCCAGTAAGGGTAATGTCATTTCTGCTTTGAATATTCAGATTTTGAGCGGTAACTTGACTTGCAGTATGGCTATTAGAAACTTCATGATGTACTTTCAAGTTCGCATTTAAGCCTAAACTTGATGCACCTTTACCTAAGGATATTGCCGTACCCACTGCAACATCAGTGAGTTGTTTATCGCTTTTCGCTGCCACAACATTGACGGTCTCACCGCTTAAGTTGATGTTGTCCGCCGCCAAACTTGTGCCTTGTACTAGCGTATTTTTACCGCTTTGAATGGTGATTGATTGCCCTTCAACTTTAGCGGTAACCGCATCTTGTGTGCGACCATTTACGGCATTTACTGAAACACTTGCATCAACGCTTGGAATAGCAGCACTTGCGGCAGGAACGACTAATGCCCCTACGCCAAGATCTGCTTTAAAGCCTACGCCATTTTGTTGCTCTTTATTCGTTGCTTGAGCAAAGGTTGCACTCTCTTTCGCCACCACGTTAATGTTGCCATCTGCTTTCATATCCGCTTGGCTGTAAAGCGTGTTTGTATTTACCGCAATGTTATTCGCAGTTAAAGAGGCTTTTTGAGCTTGCTCAGAAGCGGTCTGATTTTGTTGGTAATTTGCACCTACATTCACTTTCAGATTAACGGTTTTGAGGTCGCTCGTGTTGCCACTAACGCCGATATTTACCCCTGCCTTCATTGTATCTTTACTGCTGCTATTTACGGCTGCTTGTAAGTTATGTTGTTGAGAGTTAAGGGTTAAATCGCCACCAGCTTGATATTGTGTTGCAGTATCTTGCAAGGTTTGACCGTTGATCACAATGCTATTGCCGGCATTGAGAGTCGTTGCTTGTGCTGTGGTGCTTTGGCTGTTTCCACGACCACCTGAAGCAGATAAGGTGACAGAACTGCTGATCGCTTTATCTTTGTTGATCGATGAAGTGACCGACAATCCTACGTCCACATTTTTGGTGCGATCATTTTGTGAGTTCGTTGCCACAGAATGTTCGATATGTTCTGCACCTTGTGCAATGTTATTGCCTGCAGAAAGTTGTGAACCTTGATGTTGAATACGCTCTGCCTCTAAAGTGAGGTTTTGTTTCGCACTTAATTGGCTCGCTTGTGCAGTTTGTGTTTGGCTATTCTGTTGTTTGTGGTTATAAATGCCTAAGGTAATGCTACCTTGTGCTTCAAATTGAGTATTGCCTTTAACAACATTAAGTGCGTTTACTGATTCGCCTTTGATCAGTGATGTGATAACACCACGTAGTGCCGCTTCGGTATTAAAGGTCACTTTTGGCTTATCGCCTTTTGCGGAAATACCAAATCCAGCTTCTTCTTTCATTGATAAACTTTGGTTTTTCGCCCCAATCACTTCAACGGTTGGTGCATAAACCCCTAAAGTATTCACCGCTTGCACTTTACTACCAATCACGTTAATGCCTTTTGTTGAAATCAGTTGTAAGTGTTTTTGGTCGCTTGGCTGACAAATTCAGCTTTACCTTTATTTTGCACAAAGAGTTGACCGTCAATTTGACCTTTCACCGCACTCAAATGTACATCGCTGCCACCTACGCTAAGGTTTTTAAATTGTAATTCACTTGCCACTAACGCTTGGGTATTGGCTGTTTGTGAACTAGAACCTGTACGCAAGCGGGCAGTTTCATTTTTTAAATTTGCTTGTCGCTTCAGCTTGTGTTGTTTGTGTAACACCTTTTAATGCAACGCCTTTATCACCATAAACAAAAGCATCTTGCCCTGCTAATTTAACCGCATTCCCCGTTACTTGACCTTTTGTTGCTACCACATTGAGTTTATCTGCAGTCACAGTGGTACGGTGAACAGTTTGAGCTTTAGTTTTATCGGTTTCTTCACGGAACCAAAGACCTTTAGATTGATGTTTACGTGCGTTACTTTCGTTCGTTGTGATTTGTGTACCAAAATGGGTTTGACCACCGATGATACTCGCTTGTTTCGCTTGAATATCTGCCCCAGAAACATTTAAACGGTTATCCACATCGACAACAAGATTATCCGCTTGGATTTTGGTTGCTTGATATTTTTCATTTTTGCCGGAACGGTACTCTTCTACTTTAACGTTTTTGTCTGCAGTGTAGTGGTTATGTTGACAGTGGGTGCTAGCGGTCACTTTCCCCTGAACATTTGCATTGCCAGCTTGAACTAAAACATCTTTTGCCTTGATATCCGCCGCTTCAACATTAAGTGTGGCACGATTGTCGGTAGAATGGATACGGATTCTCTCCGCTTGCAT